AGCATTGTTCAAGTGGGTATCCTTGCTCAGAATGGTGATGGATCTGCAACTGTTTTGACTGGCGTTATTCAAATTCGTAATATCCTTACATTTGCGTAATACTTAAAGTGGGGAGGGGGCAACCTCTCCCCATAAATTTGCAGGACCCATTTATGGCCGTATACAAACTATTTGGTTTTGACAGCAGCAACACTCGAATTGTTATTCCTAGTGCTTCTGACACGTGTGCGTTATCATCCACATTAGATATTGAGGGTGGGATTAGATTGAAGTCTAGAGACATCAATGGTAATTACAACATTGTGAGCACAGATTATATGATTGCTGTCAACACGTCACAAGGGGCATACTCTGTGACATTACCCTCAGCGTCGACCAACGCTGGCAGGATGATCATCATCAAAGATGAAACAGGAAATGCAAACACAAATAACATTACTATCAATAGATCGGGGACCGATATGATTGATGGAAATACAAATTTTGTTCTCAACACCCCAAAATCAGCCGTGGTTTTTTGCTGCACAGGAACCACTTGGCTTGTCATCAGTAAATATTCTCCATGAGTTATAATCAAAAAAGTGCTGAAAAATATGGCTGGACTCCAGAATGGTTTGGTTGCACTGAATTTGGTATGGAATTGATAGCAAAGATAGCAGCTTTCCAAGCTGAGCATGGTCTCAAACCGGATGGCATGTGTGGCCCATCAACATATCGCAGGGTGTTCCTGAAGAGAGAGAGCGAGATTGACGAGTACAAGCCAGCTAAGATTCGCACTCGGAATGGCAATGCCATCGTTTGCAATGGGAGCTTTATCCCCATCCGTTGGCACAAAGTTGTATTGTGGTCGGAGCCAGAAGGTTTTGAAGCATCCGAGGAAAACTACCGTCCGGTTCTGGGTGAGCCTCGGGAGATCAAACAGTTTGTCACCCACTGGGATGTCTGCTTAACCAGCCGGTCTTGTTTCCGGGTAGTTGAGAAGAGAGGGTTGTCGGTACACTTCATGATCGATTACGATGGGACCATACACCAGACCATGGATACAAAGCATGTAGCGTTCCATGCTGGAGCTAGGCACCTAAATGACTGGTCAGTGGGGGTTGAGATAAACAACCCGTACTATCTGAAGTACAACCAGTGGTACATGGACAGAGACTTTGGGGCTCGGCCCATCGTGAAGGATGCCATTGTCCATGGGCAAAAACTCGATCCTTTCCTTGGATTCTATTATATCCAACGCGGAGCTTTGCTGGCCCTTATGAGAGCCATACACAAGGGTTTGGGTATACCCCTGCAATGTCCCATGGAAGATGGGGAAATGTCCACAAACGGCTCTCCAGAGGCTTGGAGGGGTGACTTCAAGGGCTTTGTCCATCACTACCATCTGAAGAGAGAAAAGATAGACTGTGCTGGTCTGGACCTAAAATATTTTATGGAGACCCTAAGCAATGAGTAAAGCAAAACCATCGAGAACATTGGAGTCGGCCAAGCTGGGAATGATCGCCCTCATGGTATTATCTGTCGAGGTACTGATCTGCATGTTGTGGAGACCAGATGCGATGGAACCCATGGGAGATGTTGTTGCAACCTTGGCCATCGCCATCGCTTCTGTTGCAACAGGAGGAACTCTCTCCCTCGGCGGTAGGCATTGGGGTGCAAAAGAGAAGTCTTCTTTTGCACATCAATTGGAGAAATAATGGAACCATTAATGTTGTTTGCCATCTTGACCATGGGGGTATTTGTGTTGTTTTACTGGCGAGAAAATAAAACTCTAAACGTAAAAAAAACAGATGAATCATCGAATACTGCAAGAGATATTGTTGAGAACACATTTGATGCAGAGACTGAGGACATAGATCAAGCTGTCGCTTCAGATAATGCTGAAGATCAACTTGCTGACATGATAAACAGACGAGGAGGCCCACTCTAATGTGGCTTTTGGTATCGACTCTAATGGCGGCGGAGCCCCCTCCAAGACCTCCTCCTACACCGCACGTTGAGGGGCAGTGCATTAGAGCCATTGCAATGAGAGTAGGATCTCAATCAGATTGCCGAGGCATATTGCTGCCAACCTCTTGGATGGCAGACTATGAAAAACTGGGGGTACATGCCACCAGAGTGGAGGATTTGTATCGGATTGATACGGGGGCGTTGGAATTTAAATTACAATACACACAAACTCTACTTGAAGAAGCGAGACGGCCGGTGCCATTAACAGAAAGACCATTGCTGTGGGCTGGCCTCGGAGTGGTAATTGGAGGTGCTGCTGTTGTATTTGGAGGCTATGCTATATCTGGAGCAGCAAAATGACAACGATGGCAACCATATACACGGTTTTGATCAGTGTGTTCACCGCACTGACCAGTGCAAAGGCTTGGGATTTTTGGACCAAGCGTATGCAGACACGCTCAGGTATTGTCCACAAGCAACAGGATGCCCATGTGCAGGAGCAAATTGATTTTCGATCGACTCTTCAGCAGCAGATCATCCAACTCCAACAACGGTTGGATGCGAAGGATGATGAGATAAGAAAACTGCATGCGGAGCTGAGATCAGTGACTGAGGAGATGGCTACCCTGAGAGGAAAACTGGAGGTTTTATCATCCAGTGAATTGCAACACCATATGGGAGGATAGATGGCTATCACAACAAACGATGCACAAGCAGATTTTAATTCATTTATTCGGCAAACTGCGGCGGGGACCAACCCAGACAAGAATTTGCTAACAGGGACTACTGGTTCTGTTCACACCATATTCATTGATAACACCTCGGGTAGCAGCACAAACTTTTTGAAACTGTATGACACCAGCGTTGTGACGCATGGCACAACGGACCCCGTGTTCTGTGTGCCAGTGGCAGCATCAGCTAGGATGAGGGTATACATGAAGCAGGGTATTACAATCTCCTCTGCCCTCAGCGTTTGTGCAAGTGATGGTGCTGCCACTGGGGGGTCTGCTCCGGGCGGCACCATCGCCTATAGAATATTTGGGACATAAAAATGGCAAACACAATATCAGAATCAGCTACCACCACTCAAATATCAGCTCGTCGGGTTGAACTCAGTATCGATACGGGGGCGTTGGTCAATGTCACTGACAACTCCAGAACCGTAGATGCAGTGAAAATTGACAACACCGCGAACACTCACGCAGTGTATTTGAAGATATACAACTTTGATAGCAGTTCTCCTCCAACATTGGGGAGTAACAGTCCAGATTTTATCTTGCCTTGTGCTGCATCATCTGAGGCGGACTTTATGTTTGATCCAGCTTCCACACTGGCCACTGGAACGTATGTAGCTGTGGTCACGGCAGCAGGAACGGGCGGAACGACTGGCCCGAACAATGCTGTTCTCGTCAAAATGCTGATGACATAGGAGGCATGATGCCCAAGAAGAGTCGGAACTATCGTAAGGAATATCGGGAGAGAACACAAGCTCAAAAGAATCGCCGGTCCCCCAGACGCAGGGCTAGGAAAATGATGGGACTTTCCCCCGGAGACCCCAGAGAGGTTGACCACAAGGTTCCCATGTCCAAAGGTGGCAGCAATGGCAGGTCCAATCTCAGGGTGGTCTCACGGTCTTATAACCGTAAGAAGGCTGCTTCTTCGCGCAGAAAACGCTGAACCAGCGGGGTCCAGAAAGCAAAAAACCCCCCCTGTTGGACAGGGGAGGTACCACACATGGACACAAAAACCCATGCGGCAGTATATCTGGGTTTGGTTTAGCCGTCAAGCATCAACGGTTCGACAATCCCATGGATCATGGATTGATAGGCGTGGCTCCATGCTTCCCATTCGTGTTGGCATGGAGTCTGTGTGATTTGGGTCCCATCGCTGTAGCAGATCACCCAACCGTTGTACGTGCGGTCATGGTCGTACAACTTGTGAGCGTAGATACCGTAGTCCCCTTTGGCTTGGCGCAGAGACCACTTGTAGGCATACTCTGACAAAGCTGCCTTTTGGACGACTTTGGGACGAACATTGAGGATCATGGGGACACGCACCCACAGGTCATGGATGTATTTGGCCAACCCAATGTAGACGCGCATCGATGTTAGGCTTTTCTGCTTGACTGTACGCCCAGTGACGGGCTTGGGGATGATCTCTCCATACACGGTCACAAAAACACGGTGGTCGCAATCTGGGCGCTTCTCGCGCAGATAAACCTCCGCTCGGGTCCAGACCATCACGTCATAGTAATATTGTCTGGTGCGAACCTGCATCACTGACCATTGTTTTCTGACCAGTTTTTTGCTGTTCCCCTTGAATCTGGTCGCAAGATACAGGTGTTCAAGTTTTAGGTGGTTAGAGACCAACGCTCTAAGCATTTCTTTGTCAATCATACCTCACCTCCTTTTAGGGCATTGGTCAGGTCGACTCCCTGGGGCAAGGGAGGGAGGATGACTGGATTGTAGTCTGGGTACTTAACCTCTATACCGATGACCTCCCCACCTTTCTCATGGGTGCCAACATATTGCATTTCCGACAGGTAGAAGTATCCGCCTGTATGAAGATAAAAATACCAACCGAAATTGTTTGTGAAAGGAGTACTGTCATACTCCCAATATCCTTTTTGAATGTTCATGATTCGCTCCGTAGTAGTTTGAAGTATAGGCTCATCACCTGAGCATCGAGATGGTCTGCTTCGAGGGCACAAGGTGGGAAGAGTTTTGTTCTGCACTTCCGCAGAGCTCCCTCCAGTAGTTTGTCTCCACCATCAGCAGCCAAGGGACAACTAGAACACGTCCCCCCGTGGGGGAGGAACAAGTCTTTGATGTGCTCGAACATCGTATGGCCCAGATAGGCCTCGATCACCTCAGAATCAATGCCATGTTGTTGCATCACAAACTCCAGCGCAGCAGCCATGGTAGCAGCTTCGTGGGGGTTGCAGACGGTTAGGGGGATGGGCTGGATCTGCCCAAGCCCCACCAGTAGGTTCGCTTGTTTGGTTAGGTTACTCATTGTATTCTCCTGTATTCTCCTGTGGTACTTCGTTACCATTGCCATCAAAAAACGTGATAGCCTTGATGTCCTCGGTAGGTAGATCAATCTTTTTGTGGGGGTTCGCTTGTCTGGTTAGTGCAAGACCGAGAAGATGCTTAAAAACGGCATCATAGGCATTGTCGAGATGAGACTCTAACTTTGCTGATGTGCGCTCATCATAGTGCCCGTAGCACGAGCGCAAATTACGCAGGCATTGTTCGACAATATCTGCGTTGGTGGTAGCCATCGCCTTTTTGACGATGTTGTTGATGTAGTTGTATGGGTTCATTGTGTGCTCCATGTGTGTGTGAAATGAGCAGACCACCGCTGCTCTGTCGGTTGTTTAGGTTAGTTGTCGTCAGATCCCCAGAAGAGGAATCTCGATACCTGTCGTTCACAGCGCTCCTCGTAATCGTAGTCGGGGGTGGGGTCATCTTCATCGATGGGAAAACATGAGAATCCGCTATCGGTCCAAGAGCCTCCATTATCGTCGCTCAGGTCCCATCCTCCACCACTGACAGCGATATAGGAGCCGTCGTCAAATTCGTAGTATTCGTCAAAGGTTCCATCCACATGTCCAGCAGGATCACCGTCCTTGTCCAGCACTCGGTACGGCATGTGCTGGACATAGGTGCTGCCATGCTCCGAGCAGACATCATGCAATGTCTGGCCGTTGTCATCCTCAAAAATTTGGCCGTCATCGCCAAACTGAGCAGCAATTTTCTGAGCAGTGGATTTGATGTCTGCTCCCAGCAGCCACTTCTCTAGCTGATCAACCCAGTGATAGTAGGTACTCTCGTACCAGTCGGTGTTGTCGAGGCAGAGGCGACGCAGAGCAGTCTCTGATATGGTTACGTCACCAACGCCCTCGGGGTTTTCAATGATGTACTCATCATCATCAGTGCAGGCAGCCCAGTCAGCCCAAAGCCAGCTATCGTCCTCTGCCAGTTGCTCTTCGTAAAAGCAGGTGGAGCCATCACCTGCAAGAGATTCGTTGGAGCCGAGAGCGTAGAGAGTTACCTCTCCATCCTCTACATGGAATTCCACTCGGTTCCAGATATTCCCGTGGGCCTGAATGTACTCGTGGAACAGGCCCACGAAATCGAAAGCATCCAGAATGGCTTGCTTATGTGTGGGTAGTGTGGTTTTACTCATTGGTAGTGTCCTTGTAGTTAAATAGTGTGGGTAGTGTGGGTTGTTTTCTGTCTACGGTGCAGATGGTGTCGTGTTTCCACGATCCGTGGGGTACAATCAGAACCTCTTCAATTTCAAATTGATATTTTTTTCCAATGCCCCCGCTGTTCCAGCAGCATGTGATGCACACGCCACCGGGTTTTAGAATCCGACTGATCTCTTTTTTGAGATTGGACCAAAAACTGGCGTTGGTGTCAGCGAAAACTGTCTTCCGACCAACCCCTTGGTAGCACTCAGTAATCTGTCTGGGGCTGTAGGGAGGGTCAAATAGAACCCCATCTACAGAGGAGTCACTGAGAGCTTTCAAGAACTCCAGCGCATCCATATGGTGAGTCGCTTCAAAGTCAGGGTTCAGGTCATTGGTGAAGGTCATTTGGTCCTTGAAAACCGAAGCCCGAACAAACGGGTCAACCCACACGCCACCATTGAGGTAGCGTTGGATCACCTCGTTGATGGGCTTGATCCGAAATGTTTCTTTGTTGGACATGGCCCAACTTCTAGTGATGATCATTGCCCTTCTCCTTCGGGGTAGAATTTGTCGTGGAGTTTGTCAAACGCCGAGGAATTGGCAAATCGCCAGTCATTTAGTTTTTGAGCGTGTTTTTGCATACGCTTAGCTGGCAACTCGAATGGGTAATCAAACTCATCTCGATCCTGACCGTAATCCTTTGGACGCAGATCAAAACGAACAATCTCAAACCACGGGAGGTGGTCTGCGTTTTCGGTATCTTGTTGATGCTGTTCCAAAGCATCAACAAGATCGGAGATTGCGCGTTCAGCACAATCAGGCTGCGACATGTCATAGTAATAAATCGAACCAAAACCAGTGGAGACTTGGATCTCCCACTCGTATCGGGGGCCACGGGGGGGCTTGGGTTTCTTGGGGAGAACTGGACTGCATTTACAGCCAGTTCGTTTTGTCCACCAACTGATGCAATTCAAGCACAGATAGTGTGTTTTAGTTTTAGTCATGTGTGTCCTATATATATGTGTGTGTGTGGTGCAGAGCCGCCGGAGCCGCCGGAGCCGAACCAGCCGGAGCCAGCCGGAGCCAGCCGGAGCCAGCCGGAGCCAGAGTGGCCTACCCCAACAGCATACTCCCGGAGCTGCCATGTTGCAAGCTCGTTTTGCGATTATTTTTTGAGCAAACCCCATCGGATTGGCATATGATGCCGATAGCAGCGCAAACATAGCGACAATTATTTTGCGAAAAAAACTTGGCATATATAGAGGGGTGCGTTATTGGATGAGCCCACACCAAAAATGGAGTACACATGGACAAATTCAGAAAACGCGACTGGACGGTTTGCACCGTTCCCCACCGCGATGCTGCCGCATTTATCAGGCAGCACCACTATGCTCGGGGCACGAGCAACACATCAGTGGTGAGAACTGCTCTCTATCGGGCAGGCTCTCTCTGGAACGACGACATTATGGGGGCATCTCTATGGATGCCCGCACCACTACTGGCAGTCAGGAAACACAACATGGGGCCACGAGAGGTTCTCACCCTCTCCCGTCTGGCCATCCATCCTGACGTGCCCACCAATGGGGCATCCTATCTGATTGGCTGGAGCATCCGACACATCAAGAAAAACTACCCACACATCAAACTGCTCATGACATTTGCTGACGATTATCAGCAGCACACCGGTGCTATCTACAGAGCCACCAACTGGGAGTACTGCGGGAAAACCAAGGCATCCTACATGTGGGTAGATGATACCGGCAAACTGGTATCTGCCTACTGCGATGGTAAGAAAAAACGGGCTTCCGAAATGGACCGCCTATACAACCGCATTGGCCCATTTGCCAAGCACAAATTCATCATACACCTATAACCAAGGACACACACATGAAAATTCTACTACAATACCGAGAAACGGCCCCTTTTGAGGGTGGATGGCATACCCACGCCACAACCACAGATAGCACATATGCAGAGGCAATTGTCATCGAAAACGCCGTTGACTTCGCCAATTTTGACTGGCGAATTGTGAGCATAAATGCTGGCCACAGCATCGACGGTACGCATGGCCAAGGGAGCCTGACGGCCACCTATGACCAGTTGATCGCCGTTCTGGGTGAGCCAGACCCTTGCGAGTACTCACACAAAATCGATGCCCACTGGACAATCGATATCGATGGTGCCATCTGCACCATCTATAATTGGAAGAACGGCCCCTCGTGGGGTGAGGATGGCCAGCCACTCGACACAATCCGACGATGGAATGTTGGGGGCCACGGCCCAGAGGCCATCAAAATCATCCAAGAATTGTTGGGATAGATCATGACACACTACTACAATGAAAAAGACCCCAAAGCAGCCGCATGGCTGCGAGAACTGATGAACAAAAACCACATACCAAAAGGACACATAGATGTACGTTCAATTACCGATGTTCCCGCCTCAGACCTCAGAGGCTACACCCAATGCCACTTCTTCGCCGGTATCGGCGGATGGCCTCTCGCCCTGCAACTCGCAGGAGTCAGCCCAGACACCCCACTATGGACAGGTTCATGCCCCTGCCAGCCATTCTCCAACGCAGGCAAACGGAGAGGCACCGACGATGAGCGACACCTCTGGCCCGTCTGGGCTCGACTCATTGAGCAGTGTAAACCTGCAACGGTGTTTGGAGAGCAGGTTGCAAGCAAATCTGGAAGGTCTTGGCTCGCCGGAGTACTCGATGAAATGGAAACGATGGGATATATCGGAGCAGCGGCAGATATGTGCGCTGCGAGCGTCGGCGCACCGCAGATCCGCCAGCGTCTTTGGTGGGTGGGCTACACCAGATGCGGGAGTGATCAACGACGGCAGCAAGGTGGAGAATCACCTACGCCGACTGGCTCGACTCAAAGCCAAGCATGGCAACGGAAACGGAGCAGGGATGCCTCTGGGGGTGCAGAGCAAACTGGCCGGATGGCCCACACCACACTGCCCCAGAGCCAATTCCGCCGACCCCTCGGTGGGCGACCCCGCCCACAACCAACGCCAGCAGGGGCCACAGCACCTTGGGCCGATACCCGATGGCATGAGTGCAGAGATGGCAAGCGCCGCCGGATACCGACTCAATCCAGCCTTTACCCTCTGGCTCATGGGCTATCCGGTGGAAGAGTGGCTATCCTGCGGGGTTGCGGCAATGCAATTGTTCCCCAAGTCGCGGCGGAGTTCATCAAAGCCTCGCTCCAAGCCCTCCAAGAAATAACCACAACCACAACCACAACACAATAGGATAAAACCATGAAAAATGACCACATCATCGACCTTGACCTGATTCAAATTTGGCATATGAAAACTGACGCGAAAAACGCCTTTGCTCGTTCGGCAGGCACAGTTATTCCCGATTTTCTACCTGATAATTATGAACTTGTCGCTGTATTGGAATACGAGGACGTGAAACAAAACGCAATTGCAACCTGTATATATGGCATGTTAGATTCTTGTTTCCAGATGACCAATTCGATCGAATCCCATTGGACGAATAATCGTGGGGTTTGGGGGGGCTCGGATGCCCGTTCCACCAGCATCGGCGACGTTATCCGTCTGGCATCCGGACAAAAATTTCGTATAGACGATTTCGGATTCACAGAATTCTAAATAGCCTAGTATCTCCTGATCCCATACCCCTCCTCGGCTACGGCTGGGGGGGGGTTTTGCGTTGGGGGTAACCGGAGCCAACCGGAGCCAGCCGGAGCCACCATCGATCTATGACGCCGGAGGCGTCATCTGGTCGCGGATTCCTTGGGCAGAGCTCGTCAAGACTCGAGCTCGAAACTACCTCTAAGGTAAATTCTATCATCAGGTCTTGACAGTGCAGAGAGAGAGAACAGAGAACAGAGGAGAGACCACCCAAAAACAAACCTTAGATAGCGCATGAGCTACGCTATTGACCACCCAAATTCACGTTGTAGGGATCTGTATTTTGTCAAGGGAAAATTTGAAAATAGTTTGCTGGCTTGGCACGTGTCAAGTTTTTGCGCCGATATCGATTGTCCAATTTTAGGGCCCTGAGAGGCCCCAGAATCCATCCCAAGGGTTAGAGGCATGAGCACACGTAAAAATCCTCAGGAGAGATTACAGCCTAAAACGCCCCCACTGTCGGCGCTTTTCGATGATGGCTCGAAGCCCTTGGAGGCCATGAGAGGCCAATCGATTGTTATCGTGTCAAGACTTTTCCAAGGAAAAGCCCGCCAAACTGGGCATGTCTGGAAAACAGGATTTTGAGGAGTGGCCAAATTTGCTTGATGGTTTGGCGCTGCCTCTCTCTCATCATGTGGATCGATAGCCTATTTTGCTGGCTCTGCTCTGTACACTATAGGCAATGATCAAATATAGCGATTGCATCCCCCTGAAAGGCTTTAGAATCCATTTTGTAGGCAAGTTATGTATATCGACAAGGCTGCACCCCATCAAAATAGAACACGGGGCATTTTGAGAGGTTTTGAGGACAAGCACAAAAAAAACCCCTCAAAAATTGAGGGGTTTGAAGAACTACTGAAAGAGGGGGGGGCTATCTTCTCAGTAGGCAATACAAAATCAGGAGGATGATGACTAGAGTACACATATCGATATCCTAGTGTAGAGGATAGGAAACGGCTGGGATTGAGCGATCCCAACAATTGCGACAATCTAGACACGCCCCGCCTTGAGTGTAAGCAGGACACACGCTTTTGCCTATCTCCTCGGCGGGGGGGGATTTGAGGACATGAGAGAGCCCGATACCGGCGATCCCCTCAAGGGCTTTGGGCATGGTGATTTTTTTGTCAATCATGGGAGAGGATAATCTGATCATCAAATTGCTAGGAACCACGAAAGCCCGTGAGAATCGAATCAATACTCCCTTCTCTTTGGTTGGAAGCCAGTGTGTCATAGATGGCGTCAATTCGGCTATCGTAGCGATTGAAACGAGATGGTTGATGGATTGAAGGTCACCAGAATCGAACCAGCGAAATTCGGGCCCTCCTCCTACCATTTTAGGAGCCCGACGGACTAGAACGACGAGAGCAGCCGTATAGTCTACCCATTCAGGAGCAAAAATATCTAGAGAGGTAGGAACAGCGCGCGCGCGTCGCTCAAGGCCCATTTTCACGGAAGGATAGAGATAATTTCCTTTGTCTTTGCAATAGCAGAAGAAGCAAATTGAGCCCGCAATTTTTGAGAGGTTTCCGCCGACGTTGCACCAAAATGCGGAGATACCAAAGGTATAGCTAGGCATTTTTGAATTTGCACCGGTTATATCTCCACCGGTGATTTTTTTGGCCTCTTTTACTGTAAGTCCTTGGGAAAGTCGGGCTTTTACAAGGGTGAGGAGAGAGAGAAATTGTGTGTTTTGTGTCGTGGTTTTCATTGCCATAGTTCCTAGGTTGTGGGTTGTGGGGCGTAGAGTTTGATCAATTTTTTAGCGAGTCGGATGTCCCTTGAATCGCCGTTCTTCTCGATGATAGCGTAATAGTAGGTATTTTTGCAGGATACTCGGACATGCTGAGAGAATCGATATCGATCACCATTGAGAACGAATTCGAATTCTAATTCGTTGGCCTCTTCCAACTGACGACGCCGTGATGCTGGGGAGATTGGCGACCAGAAGAAGCAATTTTTGAATTTGTTGTGACGTGCTACAAATTCATCAAGTTTTGCGATAACGCGGGATCTTTTCAGGGTTTTGTAATTTTTCATTGTGTTTCCTATTTGGTTGGGGTTGTGGTTGTGGTTAAAGCATCGAGTTTAGCGAGGTTTTCGCGAATTCGAGAGCGCAAAATTTTGTGATCCTCTGGCCATGCGAGGCCACCAATTCGAAGGAGGGCTGTATCAGTTTTAATTTGGCGTCGCAATCTCTCGATTGTTGCGGTTTTGTCGTTGTTTTTCATGGTTGTTATCCTTGGTTGTTTGGGTGGTTGATTTCGATGGCATGAATTATTGCCCACTCAATAATATCAAAATATCGAGCCTCAGGGTCTTTTTGAAGATTTTCGAGTTCTAATCTGAGAGCAGCGAGATAGCCCGCGCGAAAAGAATCACTAACTCTACCGAGTCTCAGGATGTTTTTGGCGGTGTAGGTTGGAAGCCAGCCCGCTTCCGTCATCAAAAATTTTGCTTGTTGAATATCCGATCGGCCTTGGCTTCTACCCAGCGCGCGGTCATTTTGTGTCTTTTTCATGGTTGCTATCCTTGGTTGAGTATTGAGATTGAGAGAGCCAAAGCAGCCCTAAAAATATCAGTTTGCGCGCGGGTATTGAGATGTCGTTTGCGGTCTCTCTCTGCCATGAGAGCAGCGAGATAGCCAGCGCGATGTTCAGCCCAATTGTCGAGGTAGGGCAGTAATAATCCGTGTGAGATCCCGCGCGGGGCGTTGTATGCCTCCAGTTTGATCAAGATGATCACATGCCGAATATCTCCTACGGCTACCTGATATCCGGTGTTTTCGTTGTTTTGTGTCGTTTTCATGTTGTTTCCTATTGATATTGAAGGGTTAGGGCAGCGATGCCAAGGATGATGAGGCCGCAGGGGGTCTCGATCAAGAGCCAATCTAAGAGAGAGTAGAGCGTCATTGTGTTTTGTCCGTGGTTGTAGGGTGAATCATTCCCCTATCTCTATCTCTCTATATGGCCAAGTAATGCCCAGTGTATACGGCTATCTGATAGCCATGGAAAGCATCGGCGACAGGCTAATAGTTCAAGGTTTGTAATAATATGTAACTATTTTTTGCACTCTTATCGTGGCACCAATGCCATCACTACCAAGCCAAGGAGATGGAAGCACACCAATTGAGGAGACCACCAAAGGCCATTCTTCTCAATTGATCAGCCTCTAAGGGTCAGGATTTTACCTAACAGTGTTCGGTATTTGATGGGGATTTGGTCCGATTGTTCCCAGTCTCACGGGATAATAGAGGAATCCCCCCCTCCCATTCTGAGGAAATCCCCCTACCCCATCGAGTCTCCTAGGATGCCGACAGCACCGCCATAATAGAAGGATAGCCCCCTCCTGCTGAATCTCGAGCTCGAAATCCGGCCCTGAGCTCCCCCCCCGATGGGTGGGGTAATTAACATTTAGACCCCTAAAAGAATTTTCCAGAATTTGGGAAATTATCACTTTGACCAATTACTCGACACAGAAATTACAACATATTTGAACATTCTATAGTGCAGCCGTTCTGGTAGTCTTTGGCAGCTATTATCATTTTTGAAGTCTGCAAAGCGAAACAAACTGTGGTAGTTTCGTAATGGGTGGCGGGTTGGAAACGAGTTTCACAACCCGCCACCCATTACGAAACCAGCACGATTTGTTGTAGCCAGCGGGATTTTCGGACAGAAATTGGCTTGCTGGGTGATGTGTTCTGGCTATGTTGTACTAGGCTGGTATTCAAGCTCCGCATATTTTTGCACATAAGCCTTGGATGCCAGTTTGTACACAAGCTGGAGTTAGATATGATGCACTTTGTTGATGTAGAGACCACCGGGTTGCGTCCTTGGGATGGTCAGGAGATTATTGAGATAGCGATTATTACGGAGCATGGTGATGGTCGTGTTGATCGTTATTGTAAGAAGATTAAGCCAGTCCGGTTGGAGTTTGCGGAGTTAAAAGCTCTGGAGGTAAATGGTTACAGTGAAGATAAATGGCAAAACGCGGTTTATATGTCCGAGGTGATTGGGGATATTTGGAATAGATTGCGTAAGGGCATTATTGTGGGTCACAATGTAGGGTTTGATTGCCTGTTTATTGACTTTGAGTTGGAGCGCTATGGGTTTTCAAAGTGTTCGTATGCGAAGGTGGATACGATGACGTTGGCCCATGAGCATTTACTACCAGTGGGTCTCCGAAGCGTTGGAATGAACGCGATTCGCAAGTACATGGGGTGGCCCTGTGATGGGGCTCATACAGCTTTGGTTGATGCACAAGACTGCCGACGGTTGTATCACGCTTTGATTCGTCGGAGTTGGTATAACGAGATGTCAGCTCTTTTGGCTACCAAAGGGCAACATGGGATTATTCACTAGAAGAGTTTAAGTTGTTTTGGGCTAGGGGTTCTTAGATCAATGCTTTTGAAGACGGGTGGGTATACGGGCATTTCTGGGTTTCTCAGGTGGTCGTTTGTTCGCCATATAACAAAAACACTTGGTGCAGGTGCCGCAGAACTTTTTCCTGAACCATCGGACTTGTTGAAGTGAAGACGACCACGGAGAAGCCATACTTCTGAGGCTCCATTCATAACTGTGTCATGCCACCAAGAGGTGTCGGTTCTGGCGTAAACCAAAGCTCCAACAAGATAGTATTCCAGCGGGTCTGGATTCTTTTTTGCCCTGTGTTTTTTCATCCAGACACATGCCGAAGACTTTGCTTTGTGCATGAATTGGCCAATCCACTTACGGCTGTATGGGGGGTTGAGGAAGACTCTGTTTCCATAATCCGACCAACACTGGGTCAAGGCGTCTTGTTCTTTGGTGATATGGGTAGAACACAGAGCGTTCTCAGTCGTGCAAGCTGCATCAACATTGAATTTGTATATTTTGTTGAAGTAATCAAAGACGTGTGGCGGTGTTCTCCAAGCATCGTCCTTGGAGGAAAATAAGACAGCATCGTTTGTTAGAAAAGTCATTTGAAGAGTCCTAGCTGGCCCTTTGGTGGTGGTTTGGGCTTTTCACCTAGGAGGCCATGGTAGATTGTTGCTCATGGCCCATGACCATGCGTACTTTAAAGCCCTTTCTTTGGTGGCTAATCCCAAGGTTTTACGTATCTCCTCAAAAGAATCACCATCTTTCAAGTCTTCATAAGCCATTTCTGCTTTTGTTAAGGCTCCAGGTAATGGCCACGGCTGTTTGTTTCTAAGGGCATAAGCTCTCGCTCCCGCATGGCAGCTACTGGCACAACCATATCCAGTGTGGGTCGCAATCTGAGACCAAAACATGCGGGTTCGCTTTCGCATTTTATAGGCTTTCTCTTGGGCTTCGATGCGCTGTTTCTTCTTCATTCTTTAATCCAAGCTGGAGGCCATGGGAGTTTGTGTCTAGAAGCATAATGTCTAGCCGCATTGCGACAACGCTTGACACTGGGAATGTGCAGCATCTCTGCAATGTCATCCCACTCTTTTGACTCACGAGCAAAACAATACGCCAGCTCACCATTGCTCAATGGTAACGGTAAAGGCCACTCTAAATTGTGCCTCTTGGCAAAGGCGGCAGCAGCCATGTTCGCTCCCTCCTTTGAAGAATACTGGGTCTTTTCAGCTATCTCTCTCCACTTTAATCTACCAATCCGACGAAGATGGTAAGCTCGGTCTGCATCTTTCATTCTCATCACCATAAGGTTAGTTGTTGAGGTTTTATAGGTCTTATCATCTGTTTGGCCAAAGCCAAGGCTGCGGTCTCGGCTTGGTCCGGGGTCTCACACAGTTTGCCATTGGTCACCATTAAGGAATGGATACAACGACCTGTTGAATAGATATGGCACAACCATCGAGGGGGGGTTGTTCGACTCGCAACGGCTCCCAATACCCATATTTTTTGATGACCCTCTTGCAAAGTCGGCTTTCCCAACCGTTCTGCAAAGCTGCTGCTGAGGGACTGGCCACAAATACACCTCATGGCAGTACCCACGACCAAATATAGAATGAGCTAAAAAATAGACACAATCCAATCACTAAGCCCCAGTTTTCCCAAAATTCAATGTCATTCATATTCGCCTCAATCCAGCCACCATCAACTCGGCTGATAACAATTCTATCTCACTTTTACTTAAACCTACCAAACGACCTTGGAAATATGCCAAGGCTTCACAAATACAACGGAAAGTCAACATCGTGGGGGATGCCTTGCCACGTACATACGAACTTATCATCTGAGGGGTAACCCCAGAATGAAAGGCCAAGTCGCGCTTGATCAAACCACTGCGCTTGGTCTCTGTGTGCAACCACATTCCAAATTCACTCATATGGGCCATGGCAAATTGTTCTCCCGAACATAGCGCCTTACCATTGTGTAAGCATACGTATGCTTCAATCCAAAGTGTTTTCCTATTTCTCCCCAAGTTTTTTGGGTGGCCAATCGATACTGGTACACCGATAAAGCCATGCTGTACAATGTCTCCGGCTTCTCTTTTGGTATCGGCTTTCCATCCTCTCCAGGCGGCCAATTTAAATCATTAAGGGCTGCATATCGATAGGCGGCTCGTCGAGCTGAATCAGGGTTTTGCATGTTTAACCCCTTGGCTATCTCAGCCCACGAATAACCCTGCACACGATCTTCGTATGCCATCTCAGCGGCAGAAAGACGGTGAATCGGCCACGGGTGTTTGTTCTCTATTGCATATCTCTTGGCGGCACGTAACGCTGACTTGCTGCCACATTTGTATTTTTTACCAATCGCATCCCAACTGGCCCTTGTGTTTTTTCTAGTTCGGTAAATTCTTTTGCCATCTAAACGCCTACGTGACATCTTCTCTCCAGCAACATGGCACTTTTTCATCCAGCAGTTCCGCGAAGATTCGCTTTTTGTCTACACTCTCTGGATGCTGCAAGACCGAGAAGTAAATCGGGTCTCCAGCTATCTCTCTCAACCGATCCAAGGGGATGAACCGAGCCCTGCGATCATCCCAAGTCATCGACAAAGGAATGACAGTTACCGACCGGGCCAACACTGCCATGAATAAGGGGAGCTCATTCTGCGTTGTTATCAAGTTTCTGCCCCGGACATACTCTGGAGCAGTGTGAATTACTCGCATCCAGTTAGGGGTGGGGAAATCTATCTTGTGATAACGCCTTGGAGCCAATATTTCTCGCTCTACCAACAGCTTTGGAAGCTCGGTATGTCTCGAAACAACCAAGGTTGTCTCCAACATTCTGTTTGTTGTTCTGATGGGCTGCATATACCCTCCTCTTATTAAATAAGATTAACCTATTTGATGCAATTTGTGTGTTTTTTTTGGCTTTTTCTGCTAAATACATACAAATTACAACGAGTTTGAATAAATGGACAAATTTTGGACAACGATCAACACAGACCGAGACCAAATAAGACAACTTGGCAGACTCGCGGAGCTGCAGCGTACTGGATGCGACAAAGATGCCGAGTGTCATGGCAAATTATTGCTACACGACTCGAATATAAATCCATCGAAGGAGCCCGAAGTGCAGCAAAACGATACGCCATTAGAGAAAAACTCAAATGGCCAGTACTCATCCTCTCCAGAGGAGCCATGTTCTACGCTGCATACCACTCAGGAGAGTCCTGGATAGATATTGGGCTCGACTTTGGGTGCTCACCCAGCGCAGCACAAAACACAGCCAGAGGATGGGCCAGGACCCATAAAAAAAGATGGCCTCCACGGAAGAGGAAGCCTTGGGAAAACAGTTCTTATCGAAGATATAAACACAAGTACAAACGCTAAGAATCTCCTTTGGCTTTTATCATCGCCTCCAACTTGCGATGCTCCTGATATTCTCTCATTATCGTCCGAATCTCGGATGAGACTGTCTCAATGCCTCGCATGGTTGACTCCATACCCTCCACTTGACGAGAAACCTCTTTGATATTGGCTCCCAAGCGCTCCCGAACCATGGTGCGTTCCTCCCGGTACTCATCCAACACACCATCATATCTTGCTCGTATTTTTTCGACCTCCTCTTTTGACTCCAATCGTATTTTGTCTAGTTGATCTTGGAATTTTGTTACTCTAGAATCCTCTGCCTTTTTTTGTTGGAAATTGTTATACGCCAACCAAGCTGCAAAAAGACCCATAGCACCGTAGTCAAAGAAGTAAGAATAAAATTCTTCCATTGTTTTCTCCGTGTGGTAATACTATTCTATTATCACATTATCTCGAGGATGGTATGGATGACAAAAGCCTTGACACAGCAAAATCAGCAATCAAATTCTTTTATGAACTGGAGCAAAAAGGGGTCCCCACTGAGGAACTAATAGACGTGGCCATCTACCTTGCCGTTATTTTCGGGAAAAACGAAGGAGCCCAGTCACCCGAACGATTGATGCTAAGAATGTACTACCTCTGGAAGAAAGTGGACAAGATGAACTGGCTGTTACGGCTTCCCAGAAAGTGATATACTGCCATGAGTTTTCAACTCGGTTTGTGTACGTTGGGGGAGAGTCTGTTGGTCGGCTCTCCCCCTTTTTTGTTTTTAAGGGGACACGGGACAGGCAAAATATTTTGGGTGTCCTCTATCCTGTCCAGTCTACGATTCCCAGTCTGCCCTATACGTACTATACAGGACAACTATATATATAGTATATAGTATATATAGAGGGGAATGAGGCAGAGAGCACCTTACTGGAAGTTATGAAAGATGGTGGTCTATCATGTCCATGGTGTCCACTTATGGTGTCCAAAGCAAAAAAAAGACAGCCATAAAGACTGCCTTAATATTCTAAAACACCGCAGATAACTACTCTTCTGGTTGCCCCACCGCTGGCAACTTCCACAAAGTGACTTTCCGACCGTCGATTGTCTTCCTAAACTTGGAAGCTCCCAACTTCTGACAAATACCAGCTACCCTTCTGATATATCCAGAATGATGCTTCTCGATGGGCAGACCTACTCCCCACTGGGGTCGGCTGTTAATATCATTTTTCGGCTCGCCTTTCAGAATATCCCCCAAACTGATACCATGAGGAAAACGCTCCAATGCTTTCGATACTCCATCTTCCCATGAATCACTCAGCGTGTACTCAATCTGTGAATCTTTCAACCATCCCTCCTCTGTTTCAGTCAGCCAAGTTTGCTCTTTTTTCACCTTTAGCAAGTAGACCGCTTCGGCAAAAAGTTTGTCTCTATCGCGTTTGATTGCTTCTACATCACATTTCCTTTCTACCGTGACGGGCCAGTACCGTCGAGCCCCAGTAGGATCAGTCAATATCTCAGTGTCATTGCTGGTGCCCACAATCAACCCCCGCCGGGGAGCAACGCGCTGCACTCCTCCACGAGCATGAGGGGGCCTCCATCTATCTCTCTTAGAACTCAGCACGGCTTTGGTCGTATTGTCACCCTTGGCAAACAGATTGTGTAGTTCAGGGATCTCCCACAACCAAATGCCAGAATGAATACTCTCATACAAGTCCTTCTTGTCAATCTCCAGCTTGGAATCAGAGAAGAACTCAGCCGATGCCAATGCCTCTAATGCTCGACCCTTGTACTGGTTTTGTCTGCCACAAAAAATTGTGATGTGATCAACCTTGATCCCCTCAGTGTCATCATCGGGCAATAACCCTCTGGCTACCATACCCAATATCCAACGCATACCTAAAACACGGTTCAATTTTGTATCTTTCGCACCAAAATATTTTGGGAACAACATATGCAGATTGGGTTTATCTGTCTTCGGGTCCCAATCCAATGCTTCCAAGTATTCTCGGATTGGATTGTAACTGCGATGCTTCTCAGCGTACCAGTCCACCAATGCGATGATGGTCTCCAGCCCATACTCCAGCCCATACACCTCGGATACCCACAACTGTAAGTCCGTGTACCCATACTTTGGCATTGGTTTGTCCCCTTCCATGAGCATCCCGGAAAAGAGATTGAATCTGTATTTGTCTTTGATGCGTGGATCACTCATGATGATACGTCTAAGGTTGAGTTTGATGCGCTTGGGGTTGCCTCCCTTGCGTTCACCATCAGCCGTGAACTTGACCGGATTCAAGGTTAGCTGGGCCAAGACATCCTTGTCGGGTCTCAATGCAGGGTCAATCAGCTTCTCAGGCACCACCAGGTCATCTCGCTTGACCACTCTGATATTGGGTTTTTGTGTGTTTTGTGGTTTCTTGCTCATTTCTACTCCATGAATTCTGTTAGTTGTCCGAACCATCCACACTTATTAAGGTGGTTGCACCGAGCCCAACCACCATCCGTTGGCTGTAGTGTGAACCATACACTGTTGCGATGACAATTTGGGCATTTCACGCCCACTGCCACCCCTCGCTCCATTATCTTTGCGCCTAGTTGTTCGGCTATCTGAATTCTCACAAACTTATCTTTGCTGATACCATAATTCAGAGCATCCTCGGTGTTGGAGAACTTTGGTGGAGGTGCTTTCTTCCTAGGAGGCTTACGCTTCAATGACTGTTGCAACAACGCATCGACATCAACAAAAATGTCTCCATTCTTTGCTGAGCTCCAGTAGAACCGCTTCCGCTCGGAATGGCACGATGGCAGATACCACAATCTTCTGGGGTCCTTGCACGACTTGTCGAGTTTTGGAAAAATGGCTTGTACCTCCCACCAGACTCGCTTGAACTCTTCAGGCTTAATGGGCCGAGATACTGGTAAGATAACCCGAAAACTTGGCAGTAAAGGTTTGTGGCTGTAGCTCGCATGAGCAATGTAGGCAAAACCTTTCAGCTTGGCAAAAATAACCTTGGCATCCATCACCGATATCTTGTCAAAGTCACAAACAAATGCGTGTGTCTCATGAACATTCTCGTTGGTGGGCTTGTTCCCCTCTTTCCACTGGTTTGGCGTCCAGAGCATGACATCCTCTTTCTGCTCTACAACCTCGTGTACATTGATAAAATGTCTCATGGGAAAGTCTGTGTTGCGACTCCATTGTGGAATAGTGTTGGTCACCTTCCACCCCTCGCGTGGGCAAGGGTGCATCGACATATGGGGTATGTTCCAAGTGTGTACATCAAACATTATCAACTCCTATATTTTTGGGGGGGTCCAGCCAGCTAGGTCGTATCGCTCGATGATATGGATGATTTTTGTCCAGTCATCCCGATTCACGGCACCGCCAGTCAGGGTATGGATAGCTCTCTTCGTCGCATCCTTTGGTGTGGTTGGACTTCGAGAAGTGTCAAGCCAGTAAAAAATACTGGTCGTGGTTTTAATTTTGCGGAACTTCGGCACCGCCGATGAGCCAGCTTTGTTGAGGTCAATGCGAAAATGATCCAAAGCAGAGGTGGTGGGCTTACCTCTCCAATTCTGACCGTAGTTCTCAGCTATCCATGCGCGTAACCTTCCGTGGTTGACGCTAACTCGTCCTGTCGTACTCATGTTAAACTCCTTGTGCCTCTAAAAAGTAAGAGAACACTAAGAGAATAGTAAGAGATTGTTATTAGAAGTGCAAGACTTTTCTTTTTCTGTGCTTATAATTATTTGTATAGATTCCGACTCCGAGGAACTTTTCCACCATTTTGAGGCTGTTATTTTGTACACAAATTTATCGTTGATCAAAATTCCTGATTGCTCCAAGCTGTCAAGAATTCCCTTCGCCAAATTGTCTGTATCTGGAGCGGTTCCACGTGGAACACGACCAGTGGTTTTCTTCAAGCGCTTGGGTTTTTTGAACAAAAAAGTCATCTCAATCTCGCAGAGCTCGATGCCCCTAATATCAGTGGCGTTTTGAAGCAATTGTATGGCCTCTTCTTTCCAGTCTCTATATGCCTTGGGCATAAAGACACCCCCCTTCCCTGATCGTCTGGGTCGGGGGCAAGCTCGTCCCTTTAGGGGTATATCTAGAACTAATTTCATCTTTCTCCTTGACATTCTTATAAACTAAGAGATACACTATTCAGGCCACACTAAACATGGAGTTATCATGGCATCTGTATTTAAGAAATTTCCCCCAACTAGGGGCTATCTCAAACTATTGGTATATGGCGATCCTGGCACACAAAAAACACGCAGAGCTCTGCGTATGCCCTCTCCAGTATACATCATCGACATGGAAAATGGGAGTACTGATTATTCAGACCTGGTGGCCGGAAAAGAGGCATATATCATCTGCACCAGTAGCCACATCGAGGCACAAAAAGCCATCCGTGAGGTTTGCTCTCTCCCAAAAGGACGGGTAGGCACTCTGGTCATTGATCCCATCAGCATGATCTGGGCTTCTTTGCAACAAGGCCACATCGAAAAAATGTGTCGTAAGAAACGATGTCAGCCAGAAGACGTGTTCTTCGACGTAGGCACTTGGGGCAAACTCAAAAGAAATTACAAAGATATTATGGCCAAACTTATGTCTGCCAAATGCCATGTTATCATGACCGCTCGGGGGAAAGACGTGACTGACCCCAATGGAGTCAAACAAGGCTATTCAGGTGAGTTTGAAAAGTCTACTCCATTCCTTGCCAATGTTGTGATTGAATCTCGCAGAGATGGAGACTTGATCATCAAAGACCGAACAGGAACGAAAAAAACTGGTGAGCGTATGCCCATGGTGGAGTTCACAGAATTCCTGCCTGACTCTGCCCATGGCCGAACCCTCATGCCAGCATCTGAAGCAGCCCAAATTGATGCGGTGGAAAAACTGCCAGCAGAGCATCATCCCTCGTTCAACGACAACGAAAGAAAAAAGTTCTGTGCTTCTCTAGGAGAACTGAAACTGAAATATGATGATGTGGCTAAATGGTGCGAAGCCAACAAACGTCCTCGTCCCTCTGGCATGACCACTGGCCAACGCATCAAACTCATGGCTTTTCTGAAAACCAACCCAAAAGCTGTCTCAGCTTAGACTTTTTCACTCTAATCTTTTGCCTCTTCTGGTGTTTCCGGGAGGGGCTTTTTTGGTGGAAACTCAAACATTTCTGCCGGTGCCTCTCTTTCCGTATCCCACACTGGCAACCTAATGTCCATCGCTTCTGCCATGAACTGGAACTCAGGGTCAGACCGCTTAGGTTGCAACTCAATCCCAGTGGCAGCTTCAGCAGGTATGTTGGCTGACCAAGCATGGCTCATGATACGGATGAACTGGCGGCGCATCAACGTATCGATGCTGCCAACTTTTTTCCAATTTGTCATGTAACTCTGAGCCCACCAAGCTGGGCATAATCGGCTCAACAACTCCACCGATGACTGGTACACGGCCAACGAGCTTGCCCGATTCATAACAGGCATCTTCATCTCAATGAAGCCAGCGAGCTCGATAATATCCGCAGCCAAGTTTGCCTCCAATGCTAAAACCAAGCTGAACAAAACAGCATGCCTGATGGTAGGCTGTCTGGGAGATACCAAGTCTGTATCATTCCAGTTGGGTGAGACCCCTCGCGCAAAATCCTGCAAGCTACGATGACGCCCGTGAGCCGTGGCCGCGATGACTCTCTCTCTGGCAACCTCACGACACAAGCGCCTATATCTCGTCTTAGCTTGCATCAACGGGCTCATGATATTGTGTGGGGTTAATGCATCAATCACCTGCTGGCACAGGGTCATCCCCCATATCTGTCGCCCCTCCAAAGTCAACTGAGAAACCTTTGGGCATTTCCTTGGCAACTTAAAGTTCTCGCAAAGCCATATCTGCCCATTCCGGCCAAGAAACACAAACCTCTTTCGCGGCACCACAATCAGGTCGTGAATCTCCATGCCCAAGTCCATCGGTCCAGCCAGCATCATGGAAGCATATACCTGCTGTGGATCACCGCCATATTGCCTTGGTAGAGTCGTACACAGAGACCCGACAGAAGATCCAATATTTCTGCGGCCTAGTGCATCGATAAGCCCTTCTCTGTATCTTCGATACACCCATATTTTTCCATCCTCCCAGTAATCCTGGGGTTTGGTAAAAACAACATCTTGCTGGCTCACTTTTTTCTCCTTGGGTTTGCCATAATCGCCAAACCCATGTATGTCTATATTGTCAGGCAATGGCCGGAAATCCCAGCCATGTTTGATGTCCAAAGACAAATTCTTTGGTGTGCTAAAATTTGGGAAAACAAACTTGTTAGGCTCCTCAAACAATTTTGCATCAAAACTTTTTCTGGTCATTGATCTACTCGATATTGATCAAAGAGATATGTGTGCAGCAGTGGGCGCAGACTGGAAACAATGGATCACTTGGCGCAGACAACATTATACTCCCCATCCCAAATACCAATCGAAACTATTACAATACATGAGGATCACATGGCTACAGTGGCGCGACGAAGAAGTTCTCTCAAAGATATTGCAATCCAGAATGAAATCGAAGGTTACGACTATGCAAAGGAAGCCAAACGGCTTATCAGCGTCATCCAGCGACTGGAGCAATGGTTTCGCGGTGAGAAACTCTTTCAAGCTGCCTCAATCACGACAGAGGAAGAACTCACCTTTCAATGGAACTCGCAATCAAACCACTTCGAGTGGAACGACTGTGGAAAATGGCGAAAAGTCGTCAACCCCAAAAGACCAGACATCATGGTCAAATTCATTTCCATTTGCCGGGAACTTCACCACAAAGCCAGATTAGCAAAATCAACAATGGCAGAAGCCTTATACTATGCTGCGAATAGTGGAGAAAAATATCTCACTCTGCTATCAAAGCACCCTGACCTAAGTGGTCCACTCTAATGACGCACAATCTTGGCAAACAGAAATTGGCGCAAGATATATTCGTTGCCGTGCATGTCGGAAAATTTCCAAGGGTAGGCTTGTAAATCTCTCTTTGTGACATTCTGCTCAAACACTTTAAGATGATTTTCTGTGGCTATTTCAATTTTTTCCATGCCACTGCCATGGGCAATATGAATGGTGGCATATTTTTTTCGGGTGTTTTCGGTTTTGGTCTCAGTTTGTTTTTTTGCCATAATTGTGCTATGCTCCAAAAAGGTTGGTGTAAACTCACAGAAAATACCACATGGAGCAAAATATGTCGAATGAATTTGAAATTGATGTCAGATATGCCATCGATACATATCAGGGACAGAAGATGGCCCTGAATGATCTGCTGAATAAATTCATGAAAGATCAAATTGAAAAAGACAAGATCCACGGAGCTGTTGCTCTCATCCGTGAGGCAAGGCAAATTCTAACCGCAGAACGGGTGGAACGCATGTCAAATGAAGCTCTTACTGTGAATGTAACACCAGGTGTTACCAGCCATGGGCCTTTTCCAAGATTGCTAAAACCACAAAAATGATTGATCCAAGCGCACAAGAATTCTGGGACCCCAATTATTTTCTGCCTCTGTTATCGATCAGAACAAAGAGCCATGGCATCCAACCATTCAAACTCTGGGACCACCAGAAGTTGTTGGCTGCTGCGGTGATGCAAGCATACGCACTTGGAAAATGGATAGTCCATGTCAAGCCCCGTCAGGAGGGCTCCTCAACATTCTTCACGGGCATTGCATATCAACATGCAGCTTTTCGCTCTGGATGTCAGGTGGCCATCATCGGCCACAAGAAGCAGACAGCAAAATCCCTAGCTGAGATAGCCAATCGATTCTATAAGTCAACGCCGAAGGGACTTCGGCCCCATCGCCAAGGACGGGTTCTCAAAAGTTTACAGTTCCCTCAAATAGACTCAAAATTGGATGTGGCATCATGTCAAGATGATGAACCACTGCGTGGAGAAACCGTGCAGGTAGCTCTGGGTACAGAAATATCAAGCTGGGCTTCAACTGGTGGTGATGAGGTTTGGGCATCGATACTTAATGCCGTGCCAGAAAATGGTGGCTTCTTTATGGCCGAGAGTACCCCAAAGCATCATGGAGACCAACTCCACATGCTCTGTTTGGACTCCGAGAAAGTGGACTCAAAATGGCTGAAGGTATTCCTACCGTGGACGGCTGTAGAAGAATACAAAATCAAGCCAGCACCAAAATGGATACCATCAAGACAGGTCCGAGAATACTGGGATACCTATCCTAGTCTGAGCCCTGAACAGGCATACTGGATGCAAGTCTCTGGACTGCCAAAATGCGCTCGAAACATCCAGAAATTCAAACAAGAATACCCAATCAATGACTTCGAGTGTTGGGCAATGACAGGGGATGCGGTCTACAATCAGGAAACCCTGCGAATGATGCTGGAAGCCCTCGATGGTGGGACAGGGCTTGCCGTGGAACCGGACCCATGGGTGAAATATCAAGAACCTGACCCAGAACACAAGTATATCATTGCATGTGACCCTGCTGGCTCATGGGCTGAACGAGACAACTATGGTGTGGTCATACTCGATATATCATCATGCGAACAGGTGGCTGAATATCTGGGCCATATGTCTGCATATCAGATGGCCACTAATCTAGCTGAGTGGGGCCGACAATACAATGATGCAATAATATATGTCGAAGCCAACGGTATCGGTGAATCCGTTCTTAGTCATCTGGTTGACAATCCCAATATCTCATATCGCAAGGTCTTTAGAAGAAAACCATCACGATATGGCAGGTCTCGGCAACGCATCGCAGGATGGTGGTCAAGCGTCAAAACAAAAAAAGAGGCCGAAGGGTATCTCCAGCAGATGATCGATGAAGAATCCATCCTGATACGTAGCCCAAGATCCTTGCGACAACTGATGAACTATCGCGGTCAATGGGGGTCCAAAAAAGATAGGGATGTCTTTGGAGGCCACTATGATTTAGCGGCAGCATGGGGCATCGCTGCATGGGCATATATGCAGCACAGAGGTGCCTATTGGCGACACTCTGTTCGCCACAAAGAATCAAGGGTGGCCGAAGACGCTGTACGGCGGTTAATTGCGCGTTTAGAAAATCGTGGTATGGTGGAAGAAAACAATACTCCCTGGGGCAAGCATGTCTGATGAGAAACAAGCTGAACTCAAAGAACGAGCCAAGATATTCAAAAGGATCGAATTCTCCGAGGAAAGCTACAGAAAACAAGTGGCTGCTGAAGATGCTCGGAACCTAGCCTACTGGCGGGGCAACTTTTGGGAGGGAGATGGAAACTCACCATTCCCAGAACTGTCTGGATACAATGCCCAACAAAATGAAGTCTTCCCGATCTTAGACTCGATGGCATCTGCACTGGCAATGGACCTCCCCCAAGTGGAAGCTCTCGACCATCGGCAAATGTCGTATGATATTCCAAACAGACATCAAGACGATACCTTCTCAGGCCGAAGAATAGCAGCCATTCTCAACTGGATGGCTGAGAAGGATGACTACGATGAGACCACCAGAGAAGCCACCCTTCACTCCATGCTTTTTGGCAAAGGTGCCATCCGCAAAATCACGTGGTCGAAAGAAGCAGGCAGGGTTATATGGCGGCTAAAGATGCCATGGGAAGTCTTCTTCGACCCCACCGCTCGACGAGTCAAAGATTGCTCCTGGATCTCGGAAAGATTCATTCTGCATGAGTCAGAAGTCCGCGCTCGTATAGAAAATGAATACTACGAGCCCTCCGCAAATAAACATGTCCGTGCAGATACGTATCCCAGAGAACTTATCGATGAGCATATGGGATATGATGAGAGCCGTGAAAGAAGACGAGAGGGGCTAAAAGAATACGTGACTGTCCATGAATATTGGGACTTCCGACGAGGGAAGTTGTATCATATACACATGGGTACAAAACAGATTCTCATGGAAGCAGAAATACCGTATGGCAATCCTTACGACCAACTTACATTCCATTCCGGTATTGGCCGTATCCGAGGCATCCCAGACACCTCTCTCATCGCTCCGCTCCAGCAGGACATCAATGAGTTAGTTTCAGCTCGCAGAGAGATTGTTCGCAGACTCCCAAGAAGAATGTTCTACGACAAGGCGATGTTCCCCAATGAGGATGATGCCATGCGCTGGATGAACAGCACAACTTGGGAACCTATACCTATCGAAACCGATGGCCAAGCTCTGGTTGGAGATATGATTTTTGTCACACCAGAAATGCCCACAACTTTCGACTTTAATCGGCATCTGGAAGCAGCAGAATATGGCATCAAAAACATAGCTGGTTTGGGCGATTTCCAGCGTGGCGAGGTCCGAAATATTAGAACGGCTGCTGAAGCAAATATGATTCAAAGTTCCGTCCAAGGCCGGATGAATGTAAGGCTCAGATTGCTCACCAAGTTTGTCAAACGAGGCTTCGATACAGCCTCTGAGGTACTTCGCTGGGCTGTAGAAAATGATGGAGCCAGCGGTATCGATCTGCCATACATTGTCGCTGCTACACAAGTTGATGCTGATGCTTCTGTGGTTGCACAAGATATTCAATCCATGCACCACTTCAGAGTGCTGCCATTCTCGCCATTGATGGAAGATAAACATGTCCGACGAGAACAACTGGTAGCTCTGTTGGGCCAGCTTGCATCAGCCCCCACGGTGGAGGAAATCAATTGGCGAGAAATCACAAGAGAGCTTATTGATTTATTTGACGTTCGGCCATCGATTGTTAAGGAAGAAATGGAAGAGGAGCCAGAAATGGCTCCAGAATTACCACCAGAATTACCACCAGAAATGGCTGGGATGCCAAGTTTAGCTAAATTCCCGGGAGCATGACATGCACGATATGATGCAAAAAATAAAAGCTGGCGATAAAGAATCGATTGCCATTGTTCTCCTTGAAGCCCCCGACCGAGGGAAAGACCATAAAATGTCCGGGTCATCTCCAGAGGAGTATGCGGCCCAGATGGTAGATGAGTCCTATGGAAAAGATCAAGATGAAGATGAGAAAAATGATCCTTTGAAGGAATCTATTTTGGGTCTGCTCGAACCAATCCCCATGCCAGATGACATCCGCATGGAAATATGTAAGGTTATCTATGACGCTATCAATTCCGGCCAACTAAAGGGTGATGATGCCTCTGTATGATTATGTTTGTGATGAGTGTGATGCTCATTCTGAAGAACTGGTATATGATTTGCCAGCAGCAAAGACTATGCCGTGCTCGTGTGGTCACTACATGAGGAAACTTGCTGTCCATAAATTCCGTCACATTGGACCAGTCTTCGAGGACTTAATGGCAGCAGAAGAACGACTCCTAGGCAATCAAGGATTGAAAGCTGGCAAGAGACTCAGAGGCAAAAAAGACATCGAGAGGTGGGAGCGTGACAATGGACTGACCGTTTGTACCGCTCAGGAAGCACGAATATCCAGAGAAAAAGCAGCGGAAGATGCCTTCGAGCAGGACCGGATAGTCAGATCCCAAGGGGCTGATGCGTACCATAAGAAGAAGGATAAAGACGCCATCAAAGAAGTGACGGGATGGAATGAAACTCAATACACCAGATGGAAAGGAGCTACCGATGCAGAGGAGCAACGACTTAGAGACTCTAAGTGATGAAGAAATCGAAAACATGAGTTTGCCTGAGCTTCAGGCCATGCTCGAAATGGAATTGCAACGTGCAGAACAAACATTGGCTGGAGGAGCTATGCCCAAAGAACCTATGATGGAAGAAGAAGCATTGATGGAAGAAGCCCCAATGGAAGAGGCTGCAGCGCCTCCGCCAGAGGAAATGGATATGATGGAAGAATTGACTCCAGCAGTCATCCAAGAGGCCACCTCAATGCTGGTTGAAGCAGGCATGCTCGACAAGGCAGCTTCCGAAATTACCCCTGAATTACGAACCAAGTTGCAAGCCGCTGCGGATAAAATCGATCCGGGTTTGTATGACCTAAATGACCAAGACCAACTTGAGGAATTTATCAATGGAATCATCAACGGAATTATCGAACTCACCCCAACTGGTCCAGAACCAGCCCCCACTGGACTTGGGCTTGGAGGAGGCCCCCCAGCCCCCGGACTCCCTCCCGGAGCCGGACTTGGAGTCCCCTCTGGACCACCTCCCGGAGCCGGACTCGGTTACTGAGCCAGAGCCAGAGCCAGAGCCAGAGCCAGAGCCAGTAAAAGAACAGATTGAAGTTGAACCAGAACCGACCGAAACAGAACCATTTGTCATTGAGTCGTTGGATGACTTTGATATTGAGTCTGTGCCAGTGGAAGCAAGACGCTATGTGGAGCCAATGTTGGCCTTGATACAAGAAGCCAAGGAGCAGGCGCAATCTGAAATGGAACTGTATCAGGATTTGAACACAGAAATTACCACACTAATTAAGAGCCTTGAAGAAGCTGGCAAAGGTGACTTAGAACCTATAATGTCAGAGTATAACAACGTGTCTGAAGCGTTCAATTTGGTATCATCCGAGAATATACAATTGGCACAAAGGATGTTCAAAATACAGTATCCTGACTTTGACAATCAACCAGAAAATGTCCGTGCGGCATTTATCAAAGCGTTGAAGTCTGAGCGTTTTCACGATCGTTATGAAGGAGACACTATCTATGACAAGATGTCTGACGCATATGAGCTCATTATGTACCGTGCCGGTAGAAAAGCGAACTCTGCGCCGCAACAGTCATCTGCGCCAGTGGCTCCCAAAGAACCTTCTAAGAAAGCAACAAAACAATCTCTCGTGGCAGGGGGCAATATGGCTCCTAACCTTCCAAAAATTAATCTTGCTGACATGTCATTTGAAGATATTATGGCAAGAGGTGAACATTTACTTGATATGTAGGAGTACATAATGGGCTTGCTCGAATTTACCAATTTTACCGTTCCTGACGTAGTAAAGAAATCTATCCCCTCATTTTACGCAAAAGATCCTGTTTTGGACGCCTTGCGTTCCCGAAACAAGGTTGTCCGCTCTGGCGGAACCAATGTCCGTGTGCCTCGGATAAAATCTGGCCACTCTGATATTAGCGAAATCTCAGCATCAAATATCGAGATCCCATTGGCCAAGAAGGATACTTTCGACTACATTTATGGGGATTGGGCACGATATGTCAAGCCTATTATCCTTCCGCATCTTGACCGAGACCGTATGCAGTCAAATGCTGACAAGAAGCGATGGGTTCAGGACACCACTCAGGCCGTGCTTCAAAGTTTCCGAAACAACGTATCTCGACAACTTTATGTTGGTGATGTTGCAGCCCTTGCTGGCTTGGGAACATTAAATGGATACAAAACTGGTTTGGCTACTAGTGGATTTGAAGCTGGTGCATTGCAATTCCTTCTTCCCGGCTCCCAAACTGGATCATATATGAATCTTGCCCGAACCGAAGATGCAACCAATGATGAAAACAATTGGTACAATCAGTTTGTAGACCATAACGGTATTGCAGGTGGTACATATTTTACCAGTGCTGAAACAGTAAAAATCACTGCTGACAGTTATGCAGAAGATGATGAAGGTATATCTATTGGTATTTGTTCTATCGCAGATCATGTAGCTATTGGTGATGCTCTTAGAACATATGGCGGAGCAGGCTCCATCGCAGGAATCGTGTATCGCCCAGATGATCTTGAAGCTGGCAAAGCTCATAAAACTGTGCATGTTGCTGGCGGTATCAAATACTTCTCCAATCGTTTTATGACAGAAACCAGAATGGATGCAGTATCATCCAGTGCTGGAAATGAATATATCTATTTGTTGAACCCCAATGGTATGCAACTTTGGGTTAATGCCAATAATGAATTCAGAGTATCGAAATTTTCTGATCATCTCCAGCACGGAAACATGGATGCTGACGTTGGTTATGTTTTCCTCGAAATTCAGTTTGCTGTACCCAATCTTGTCATTCAAGGTTGCACCGCTAATACCTAAAATTCTATTCTGGAGAAATGAAAAATGAGTAATGTTATTAAAAATTCTATTGCCTACTCAGGTCCCGAACAATGCGGAGTGCCAGGAAAGGTCTACGAAGACTTAAATACTGACTCTTCTGGAAATACCACAGTCCGGTATTATCGCATGGTAAAAGCAGGATCTGCTATTGCTGCTGGAGATTTAGTTGGCTGCGTTGCAGCCAACATGGAAGAAATGCACAATACCGGTCAGGTAGTTCCAGTGGCTACTGATGATACTGTAAAATCTTTAATTTATGGTGTTTGCGAAACTGCTATCGCATCAGGTGAATATGGGTTTGCTATTTGTCGAGGTGTATGCACCATTAAAGCTGCCGGTTCAGGTTCTGAAGGATCAACCTTGGCCTCTTATGGGTCTTCGGGAAGTGCGGGGCAAATGGCTGGCAGCAGCCATGTTGATCAAAAAGCCCTTGGTGTTCTGTTAGAAAGTTCTACCTCTGCTTACATCAATCTTCTCTAGGTAGATGGCAACTTACGGCACTCTGGCTGATATTCGCACTGAGCTTCGTGTTCGCTTGGGGCTCCCTGACCGGGGAACCTCTGGCGACACGAGACTCAATATTGCGATAAATATGGCTCTGCGACAATGTTGGTCAGAGATGCCAAAGGCTTTGCTTTCTGAAGAGATGAGGTTTCGGTTGGAGGTTCCATACTCCACCGGAACTGTTAATTTCCAATCAGACCCCTTGGTCCTCAAAGGTGTTGGAACGGCTTGGGCCACTGATGGGACTCTTCGGGCCAGAACCATCGAACTACTAAAGGATGGGACCTATTACTATCGTAAGATTCAAGACGTTTGGACTGAATCTGGAGATCAATACCTCACAATTGACAGCCCTCTGGAAATTTCCGGCAGCGGCATAACCTATCGAATATTTACTCCAGAATATCCGTACACTTCCAATGTACAACAAATTCTGGATGTTGTTAGAGATCCAGACACTTCTCCCCACCCATTGGTGGAATCAGCTTTTTCTGGTGAAGTGCATCAATACCGAAGCACCATTGGTTTTCGCTCATCCGGTATACCAGATTATTATACCCGAGGCGACTTCTTCCAACTTCCCTCTCCAAACTATGCTCCAAAAACAAAGATAACCACACCATGGTCAGAGAAGGTACGGCAAGGCGGGGAGGGCTACACATGGGGATTCACTCCTTCAGAAACCCCAATGTTGACACCGCCAACATTGAATACAAGTTATGGTCCTGCTGGGACATTCAGTTATCGTGTCATTCATGTGTGGGGTAGATGGACAGGGTATGAGAAAACAAACGAAGGTCTTTTGAAGCCATACTACCAATCTGCTCCAAGTTCAGCTAGTCCTGAAATGACAACACAATGGGGCCAAGGTGCCATTAAAATCACCACACCAAATATTGATTATGTCAATGGGTATGGAGACACCTCTGTATTGAGCGGTGAGCATTATGGTGTTGAGAAATGGATTTTTCGGGCTCGACATGCAACAGAAGCAAGCACTGCATCTGCGTATGGGACAGACGTGGAGAATGATAAAATCTATTATCTGTGGAAGGTCACAAGTGGTTATACCACCACTGTCTATGATTATGGCCAAGAAGACCCGGTGGACAAGCGAATATCACTAGAACCCTTTCATGGGCATTTCCATATCCGGTTTGACAAACAACCCACCACTGCTGTTCCTGTACTCATGAGGACCTTCAAACGGCCTCCCAGCTTGAAATACGATACAGACAGTCCTCGCATACCCCCAGAGTGCTACGATGCCTTGTATGCCCTCACAGCATCCTATCTGGTAGGTGATCGTGACGGGTCTCCAGACAGAAAGAGTATGTACTATGGTGAATACAAAGAACACCTGTCTCGACTGCGACGAACATACAATGTGGCTGGACATCAGGTAGGGTCTTTCGGTAATGGCATCAGCGGCAGACGCAGAAGACCACCCATTCGTAGGAATCAACCCATAACATCGAGTAGCTAATGCCTGGATGGAGAGACTATAAAGGCCAAAGCGTTGGGCTGGCTCGGATTATGTCTGAGAATCCATACAGCGATGGGACCACAGCTCTGCTGATCGAGAACTGGACTCTCGATGAACAGGACTATCTGGAGTCTACCTATCGGATAATGCCATTTATCCCAGATGAATGGAAAACAAACAATTCTCAACCGTCTGCCTTTACGACTTCTGATGATATTGGCGGAAATGCTCAATCAGGCGTGATCGGTTTGAAGTATGCCGAGTTTGATGCAAACACACCTGAGATATTGTTGCTCACCTACTCGGGTGTGTTTCAATTCACACCTTGGACTCGTAACTCATCAAGCGTCGACAAAGGCATTACTGAGCAATACCAATATGGCCTCACCGCAGCAAAAAGCAGCGTAAAGCCACAAGGCAGAATCCAGTTCCCCCCTCAGATGGTGGCGATGAACAACAGAATATATTTCACTTTCTGTGATGGCGGTCAAGCATGGGTCTGGGATGGGAATCGACTCAGACCATTTGGACTGACAATGGTGCCAGCAGCCCCCAATGCTGATGGACCGCGAGACATAACCACTGGAGAAAACGAAGGAGGCTTCTCAGCTAGAGGTCGAGTGGGGACAACTATATCGGATCTGTATTTTGACTCTGATGCAAATGAGCCAAAAGGCCAAGGAGCTATTGACGATGGGGAATGGACCTATGCAGTAGCGTATGAAAATGCCGATGGAGCCTATAGTGCAACCTCCCCCCACGGCGGGGTGGTTAACGTGTCGTTCAAACGCGCCGATCCGATAGACGTAAAGAGCCTCACTCGGTTGTTCAAAGTCAAGGACATACCCATTGGACCTGATGAGGTAAAAGCTCGTATTCTGCTCAGAACTCGGAACCTCAAAAGACTCCCATCTGGCGATGATGGCGATGTTCGTTTTCTTCATCGCATCCCAAACAACATTGCCACCGAGTATATTGATAATGTTCCTGATGGAGAACTCGGCCCTGCTTGGCTTCACCGTGAATCCACCCCTTTGGGATTCTACTTTTTGGTAGCTCATGGTGGCAGTGTATGGATGATGAGAACTGATGCCAATCCAGCTCGGATATGGTGGAGCGAACAATCCACGGCTGGACCCATACCTGAGAGTGTTCTACAAAACCATTGGACTGATCTCTTCCCTGACACTGGACCCATAACAGGTGCAATATCGGCATCTTTGGGCGATGGAAGATTGCCAGTCATGCTTGTCTTCAAGTCAACGGCTGCACATTATGTGGGCGGCCAGTATGACTCATGGCAATATGGGACTCTACACCACTCTGCTGGTTGTGCTGGCCCATCGTTGGCCCAAGTGCTTCCTGATGGTGCCGTGCTATGGTATGGCAACAGCACCTTCTGGTTGATGACTCCCAACGGAGTGGTACAAGATGTTGGTGGTAATATCCGAAAGCGCTTGCAACGAGTCAACAACGTAAAAGCCCACATGGGTAACTCATGGATCGATATGGAACACAGAGAAGCCGTGTTCATACTGCCATTCGATGACAGCAATGTCCCCAATGTGCAATTCGTGTGGGATTATATCGAGCAAGGTTTTCGGATACAGACAGGATTGACCGTCACTGGTGGATCTACATATCTGCCAGAAATCAACACGGTATTGGTTGCTGGCACATATCAATCAGGTGTGGGGCCAAGCCAAGTGGCAAAAAAGGGTGTGTTTGCAATCAATAGACAGTTCCCTGGGATGATCAATCCTCCCATTGCACGTACAGCAACATACAAGTCAGGTTGGATGAGTTTTGGGAAAGGGCCAAGAAGAACAGAGTCTTTCCGAGCGGCTCAGTTGGTGCTTACCTCGGAAGAGAAATCTTCGGGCAATGTTGACATCAAAATGTTTCAAGACTGGATTTTGGATGGGGGCGTTTCTCCTGTCTCTACCAATGCTCTCCATCCAGAATCCAGCACCATTGCCATATATGGCTCGGCCACCTATGGCAGTGATGTGTGGAGAACATATAGAACATACACCGAAAAGGTGACTGTAGATTTGCCGTCAGAATCTCACCACAGTATACATATTGAAACAACTTCCCCATATTCGTTATACAATGTAGACGTATGGGGACCAAAGATAGCTGGAAGCGGTTCTCGGAATCCCACCAATGATGATTAGGAGACCAAATGTATTTCTTACCCAAAGCTCCCCAAACAGGAATGGTAGCTGATCCTGATGCTTTGGCCAGAGACTTTGTTGAGGCAAAAAAAATATCATCTTCTACCACCCAGTACCAATGGGCAGAAGAAACATTTAAGGACAGAAACCTGTTAGAGAAAAGCACACATGTAAAATTCATGGTGTCTGAGACTTCAGCATTGTTAAATATCACTGATGCCCGAGAACCCATCTTAAAGGACACCTCTGGCGGCTATGATACAGACTTGGTTCAAGTTCCATACAACATGTCATTGGCAAAAATTGATGACATGGAACTCACATGGACATCAAAATATCCTGAGCTTGTAAAGATTATATTCTCATTCCAATATTGTCGGCTAAACCGCTCTGGTTTTGGGTCTTCTGGATTGTTAACCAATTACAATATTGTTCGATTTATTATCAAACTGGACATTGATGGGTATCAGCCAGAAGGGGCAGGATGTTACAAACTGTCCAATGATGGGTCCGTCAGAGGCACAGGTTTTGCAGGACGAAGCATGGCAGCTTGTATCACGTATGTGGGTATGCTCCCTGCTGGCAATCACAAAGTTGTACCTGTTGTTGGTCAAGCCGACTCTCGTGGTCTCAATGCTTTCAACAATGAATATGTAAGCAAACCATTGGCAACACCACCTGCCCCCGGTGTGTGTGTGGGCAATAGAAGTATGTCCATTCTTAGATTTGCCCGCGGCAAAATGTTGGAGGCATAATGGCAGTTGTAAGACCAACTTCGGGAAGCACTATCGACAAAACTGATATTACAGCTATGCACGACACCGTGAAGAATAGCCTCAATGCAATGACAAAAGACAATGTAGCCAGAGCTTGTTTTGGTCACCAACACTTTCAGGCATCAACCAATGGCTTGGTGCTGTTTTCTAGTGTGAATAATGAACTCTCTGTCGCCTCGGTGGCTACCGAGTCTACTAATGAAGGAGCCAATTTTAAGGCATCACATCAGGTTTTAATCACAAAAACTCTGAACCAATCATTCTTGTCTTTTACCGGCAATATCTATGTGCTGGTCCAGTTCAGTTGCCGGGTTGGTGAATATCAAACCAATGCTGGTGTAAACAAGAATCCAGAAGAAGAGGTGATGGCTATCTTTGGAATTCTGTATACCTATGTGAATAGCTCAGGCGCAACTGTAACTGACGAATTAAAAGCTGAGAGTGTTCGGTGTGTTCATTTCCCTCACAACAAAGAGTATGACTCAGTTTCGGATGCCAAGACCCAAGAAATAACTGTCTCTTTAAGCTGTGTTTTGAAGTTTGAGTCCAATGAACAGATGCTAACCAACGTCAAGGCAATAGCATCTAAAATAAAAGGAAATGCACCAAGCCCCCCTTATGTGGCTAATGATAAGTATACAATAGACCAAGCGACACTTACCATTTTGGGCTTGTGGGGTGATTGATGCCAAGTATTCCAACACTATCACTCACCAATCCGAATTTGAATCTCGAAGACATATACAAGGGTGTCTATGCTCCAGATGCAGGACTGGCTTCTTCTTTGGAAGCCCTCAATGGTGGCTTAGACGACAGTAACTATGGAAGCGGTAAGGAATCTATCGAGCCATGGATGGTGCAGAATGGAACCTTTGCACAAGGCTTTTATCATGGTTTTGATCGTTGGGAGCATATGTATGGGTATCAGGCATCCAGTAAGGATTCCCACCGGATTGTTCATGCTGGTTTATCAACCAAGGTGTTCCTCCCATGGGATGCCAATGTGGTCATGTATGGTTTCCAAGCCTGGTTTGAGCATGATGCAGACTATGACTCTCCCATTTTTGAAACTTGGCACTGGCGGTTGAAGATAAAATCAACAGGGGTGTTGGGGAATGTGTCTGAAAATGCAGACGAGCAAACTGTTTTACAAGGCAAACTCCCTTGGGGGAGAAGCAGTGTGCATCCAGTTACTTCTTTCATGCCTGAAGAACAATGGAGATATGTCCATAAGCAAGGCATGTTGACAAGTGTAAACAAAGGTTTTTTCACGTTTGAGTTAGATATATCGGCAAACCTAAAAGAAGATAACGGTGATTCAAAAATCAAAACCCCCACTGGCGGGGTCTGGGTATTAGCATTGAGGTGATATTATGGCAGCAACAACAGCAGCAACAACAGCAGCATTAGCAAAAAAAGTGGCAGGTGGAGCAGCCCTATCAGCGGTAGCTCCATGGGCATTGGCAGCAGGTGTTGCCGCCCCGGTTGTGGCCTCATTAGTGCCGACCAGAGCGGAAAGGGATTATAGAAAAAGAGTCAAAGCAGAGGCTGAACGATTAGGAAAAGCAAGAGGCGGTTTGAGTGCAGGAGAACGGCAGCAATTGGAAGCCGAAGGTCAGCAAAGGCTCCAAGCACAAATGCAACAAGCTCAAGCTGATATATCCAGAATGAGAGACCCGGTGGCAAGACAGAGAGCCATGTCTCAACTTCAGAGGGGGGCAATGGGTCAACGAGCAGCCATTTCAAGTGATGTCAGACAGCAGGACTTAGACCTGTATGCCAAGCAATTGGCTCAACATATGCAGGACCAATACAAAGTAGCTCAACAGTCTGCTGCACGGAGACAGGCAGCATTACAAACGGGTCTGCAAGCAGGTGCAATAGCTGCTGGATCAGGTGAGAAGATAGGAAAAGGTTTAGCAGATTGGGAAGGAGCCAAAACAAAATCAGCCCTTGACCTAGCAGCAGCCCGAAAGAAAGGATTAGGAGTATAACATGCCATTATTAACAGAACTGCTTCAACTTTACACGGCTTTGAATGAGAACAGGGCCTTGTCTCCACGAGAAGTTAATGAATTGATGATGTTGAACAGGCAGCAGATCAGAGAACTTTTACAAATGCAGGCTGATTATCAAGCCACCAAAGTGGGGGCATTGAAGGATCTAAAAGCCGAAGAAATTCAATCCCACGTTGAAGTGTTAAAGATTTTAACCGACCTTGAAAAAGCGGGTATTCAGGCTGCATCGAAGGAAAAAGTTGCCCTCTATAACGGTTTGGTTGACCTCAATAAGATAGACGGTGATTTGACGGGCCGGTCTTTATTAAGAAAAGTAGGAAAAAATTATCAAGACATTGATGTTATTTTGGAACGACAAAAAGGTAACTGGACAGCACAAGCAAATGTTCCGAAGGAACAAGACCCCAAAATCAAAGTGGGGCAGCTCGAAGATTTACAAAATGACATATTTAACACGATAACAAATCACGAGTCATACGGCGCGATAAAGGGTATTGTTATGGCAGAATCAGGTACAGCAAGGTTAGGTGCTGCTGCAAGGGCAAGGGATGATATATCAAGAAAAGGAGCAACCGCCTTTGCGACAGCTTTGTATATGGCAAACCAAGAGGCAGGAGTAGTATTATATACAAATGAAGAGATAGCCCAGTCGAGTCATAACTTTGCAAACTGGATGCAACAAAAAATGAAGGACCCGACCGAAACGAGAGCTTATATACCTCCTGCCTCACAAGATCATATTGTTGCTTACAATGACCAGAGAGAGCAAAGAGACCGATTGGTGCTGGAATTAGAATCAAACCTTGGTAAACTCGGACCATCAGGAAGGAGTGCAATAAGTCGGTTCAAAAAAATGAAGCCCATGTTGGGCGGTATGAACGCTGATGAGATTGTCAGAAATACGAAGGAGTTGTTAGAAGTAGAGACCCCTCTTGATATATCTTTGCAAGCAGAAATTGATGAACTAAAAGCCGCCAAAGCTGACATCAGGGCTCTGGGCGTTAGTGACAAAGACAGATTCGTTGCAATAATGAGTGAGAATCCTCTGTATGTACCATTGAAAAAAGCCCTCCAGATGGATGATAACCAAATGGTTAGATTCATGACCCAAGATGGAACAGCAGACCGATGGTTCTGGACTGAACACTTGCTGAAAAAAGGGCAAGGTTGGGAGGATGGTGTCCAAGCCATTCCACCAAGAGGTGATCCAAGATACCAACATGTTCCCGGAGGAAGACCTCGTGCAATCCGCACTTATCTGGAGAATCAAGTTGGTATGGGTATTGGCGGTCAACCACACAGGATTAGAAAAGGTATTGCGAACCTTGCCAAATATGAGGAAGTGCCTGTAAGTCTTCCAGAACCCGATCCTCGTAGACAAGAAGCCATTGAAGGATTAGGCCAAGAGGTTGATGATACTCCAAGAATACCCGCCCCTGCACCGCCCACAACAACCCCTGCTCCTGCTCGTCCTACTGGAAGAGGCCGAACTACACCAAGTGTAGAAACCACCGCTGGTGTGCCAAGTACAACTGTTGAAGATCCAGCCAATAAAACTTGGGGAGACTGGGGTTATATTGGAGAGGATCTGTATTATAAGCAAAAGGATGCCAACCAATGGAAAAGGCTTCCTGATAAGTATATGAACACTGATGCTGTAAAGGCAGTTAATAAAAAATTAAACGAGATGAGATCCGCCCAAATTGAATCTCAAAAGCTATTGTTCGGGACACAAACTGATGCTGCCCCTACTGTCGCCCCTGAAAAGGGAAAAACGGCTCTTGAAATGGCAAGGGCCACTCCTAATGAAGTATCAATACAAGATGAAGTATCAATACAAGGGCTTCCAAAGCCATTGCAACAGACAACACGAGCGCAACGATTAGCCAGTGCTTTTGACTTAGGAATGAGCCCTTCTTTCGGAAGAAAGGCATCTGTTGATGTAAGCACATTACAACAAAGATTAGATGAGGATAAAAAACGACAAGCTGAGATTATTGAACAAGAAGAACAGGCTGAAAAAGACGTACGTTATCAAGGTAGGCCATTAGGAGACTATACAAAAGAAGCATTACAAAAACATGCACGGCGGAAGAAAAAACTCCCTACAGATATTTCTGGTGATGAAGAGAAATTCGAATTTACGGGAAGGAATTATCTTCCCTTTAAAAAACAACAACAAAAAGCACAACAAAGATTAGCAGAATCCTTTCAGCCCCCCTCCACGGTTGATACTCCTGTTGCTAAAGATGATGTTTGGGGGATGAAGGAGAGAAGCATTGGTAAAGACCAGTTTGTTTGGAAAAACAACCGATGGTACAATGCAAAAACTGGAGCGCCTGTAAAAGATACTGACAAGTTAAAAATATTGGGGTCAGTAAAGACAAAAGCAGTACATAGGGCAAAATATTAAAGGTAAATTCAATGAGTAAGCCGCCAGAAGATTTGAGTGAGATTCTAAAAGGACTACAAAAAAAGCCAAGAAGCTTTGCTGAAATTTTAGACGAATCACAAGAACGCACAGTTCCTGAGCCCTATTATGGTGGCGTTCCTGACTTTGCTCCTGAGAAAAAAACCACCATCAGCTATCCCGGTGGTGAAGTTCCAGTACAGAAAGCTGATCCATACCTCACAAAACAAATAATCAATCGACCTAGCAGCAGCCCTGAAGCACTCAATGCTGCATTGTCTCTTCGCAGTGCCCAAGCTCCGATTAAGACCAGAGAAGAGTATGAAAAGATGCTTGAACCTGCTTGGTGGCAAACTGCTCTGAAACAACTGGAACCGTTTGATTATCCCAGAGGAACAACTTGGGCAGCACTGGCATATGCAGCAGGGGCAGTTTTACCTGACGCAGACACAGAGGCAGGAAAAGCCCTACAAGGCTTTGCTGGAGACTTTGCCCGTTTTGGTGGTGAAATGCTCACCGAAGGAAAGCAGACAGGAGATGCTTTTGAGAATCTTGGGGAGTACATGTATTCCCAGATAGCCAATGGCAGCATCTATAAAAATGCACGGGAGTTTCATGGGGATGTTCTGCCTTGGGATTTTGGTGAGAGAGTTTATGGTGGCATACCCAATGTGACTGGCGATGTCATCCTTGATCATGTTTTGCCTCGGTCACTGGCAAAGAAGATGGCAGATACAGCCAGAGCTGAGGGAAATGAAACCACTGCTGACTTCTTTGATGTCTTCACCAATGAAACATCAAGGTTTATAGCTGGCATCGTACCAGAGTTCATTGTAGACCCCCTGTGGGCCTTGGGGCCAGCGAAAGGGGGCCAGGTGGTAAACAAGGGCGGCAAAGTTATTATGATGTCCCCAGAGGCGGCTCAGGCAGCAACATCGGCATCCAGAATCAGTGAGACACAAAAGCTCGAAGGATTGGTCTTTAAGAAGATAACTGGAAGCGACAATGCAAGGCGTTTGACCATTGATGTCATAGAGGGACAAGACGAGGCTGTGGCTGCATTTAGGGAACTGAGCCACATTGGAACCATGAAGATGAACGAATCAAACGCCTTGGCTGCTCGATATGCTGAGGACTTGAAAGACCCTGCCAAGGTTATGGCGACTGCCAAAGAGGACATTGAAGCCATCAGAGGAGCTTTGGGTACGACCATCAAACACTACGCTGCTGGTGGGGGTAGGTTGAAGCCCACTGATAACTTGCTAAAATCGATGGGCCTTGAAAATACACCAGCAGGTTTGAAAGCTTTAGACGACTTCAACAACATGGTGGCTTCAGCCAAACTTGGTCAATTGAGGAAAACAGAGAAAGTCTTAGCGACAAAATTAGAGAAAATGTCTGACGTGAAGTATGCCACGAATTACCTCACTCATCTCCACAAAGCCGAACTTAAAAAAGCAGCAATATTTGAAGCAGACGTAGCTCGTATCGATAACATATTGGAGTTGGGCGATAACCTAAAAAAGTCCATGATCGACACCAAAGGGTGGCTCACTCTTCATGTGCCATTGACTCGGCGACAACTGAATATCAAAGGCGGCTTAGGTAGAACAACATTCCAGATCACACCAAAACTGGGACTTGGCGACACGGCAGCAACCATTGCAGAGAGGGTAGGACTCCAACAGGTTGACTTGGCAAAGCTCAACGGTGTTTCCATTGAGGGGTTGAGTCAGAAGATAGCAAGAGGTGAAAAAATCACGGTAGCTCTTGGAGCATCGGGTCTATCTGGTTTTTTCAAGGGATTGTCAGCGCACCCTATACTCCGAAAAATTGGTGATGCCAAGGATTGGGTCTCAGCATGGAAAGCCCCTCAAAGACTGAGGAACCTGTCAGCAAAACCGACTGCGGAAAGAACGATGGGAGAGGAACTGTTGATTCAGATATTCCGCCCCGGGAGACCAGTGGGATTGGGGAAAGTGCCTCTGAGAATGTGGGACTTCTTTGCAAAAACACTCGGAACCCGGTGGCTGCAACCCAAACTTGCTATACGAAGACAAGCTGAAGGTTTGTTGTATTTTGAGCAACGCGGCGTTGGGCATGCAATGCGTAAGCATATGACAGCATCAGAGATGCACTGGATTCGATTGCGAGAAACCAGTCCTGAGCTTTGGGAGAACTACCAACAGGCTTTGGGGAAATATCTCACTGACATCAAAACAGCCAGAGAAGACATCCGAGACTTCCTTCAGAGTATATCTCAACGGGCGCAACATATAGCTGAAGATAGAAAAGCAAGGGAGCCAGAACTGTACTCTCAGGACTACACTGGTATGCAGGTTTTGGATGAGGTTCATGCCATCAGAGAAAGCGGAGCTGGTCAGTTTCCTCCCGAGCTAGCTGGAGTGGTCATCCAGATTAGAAAGATGCTGGAGATGATGGAAGCTAAGACAGGGAAAAGCTTTGATGAACTACAGCAAACCTTGTTGGCACTCTATCGATATGGCCATGGAGACCCTGAAGCCGCCAATGACATCCAAGCCTCCTTGGTACAATTATCCAAGGCAATCAAAAAGGCTGAAATTGAAAAGCACGATGTTGTTGAGAATGTAAAGACCGCAATAACCGACCAAATAGAGGCATTGAACAATCGACTAAAGGCTCGTGTAGCCTTAAAAAAGGCTTTCACGGAAGGTGTTTCAACGCCAGAAGAACTGGCTATCTTAAAGGCAGAACACCAGAAAGCCATTAAAGAACTGAACAAGGCTCAAACGGCACGGCTTGCTGCAATCAACAAACTAAGGGACCAAAAGTTAGCTGCCACCACTGCTGACTATAGAAAAGCACGAAGAAAACAAAAGGTTGCATTAAAGAAAGAAGCAAAGATTAAACCAGTCAAACTTGAACAACCAGAAGAGATACAAGCCCGTAGAGATGCAGATTACAAGAAACTTGAACAGCAGCCAATTAAGATAGACCAGACTTCAATCGATACTATCAAGGCCCAACGAGCATCCGAACGAGTTGAGTTAGAGAAGACCCTACAGGCAGAGGCAGCACCCAAGGTTGATACCGCTATGGATAAAAAACTTTGGGAGTTAAAAGAGAAGAGAACCCTGCACAAGAAGCTAACAAGCGAGATTAAATCGATAATAGAAAAAGCTGAAAATGAAGGATATTATTATCACACCGACAAAGTATTTACATCAGAGAAAAAACACAGACAACTTACCAATGCAAGGCATGCTTGGGCTAACCCAAGAGAAGTCAGTCGTTTTATAAAACAACATCCAGATTTTTTGAAATATGATGATGAACACAGACAAATAGTTTTGGAAGAGTATAACGCTTGGGAAAGCGTTCCTATATATGAAAGAATGGCTCTTTTGGCTGAGCTTGAACAGAAGGTCAAAAGAAAGTTATCTGGAAAAAAGTTTAAGACAACAGAAGAAGGGGCTGAAAAATACAATGAACAACTACTGTCGCTAAAGAAAGAAAGAAAGAACAACGAGCTTTCTTTCCGTACAGACGTCGATGAAGTCCAAAATTCTATTGATGTTAATAAATATTATAGAAGGTTTCTTGAAACAATATTAAGTAGATATGCACAAGAATCTAAGAAGGATTTTAATATACAAGATGTGATTCGGGATTATTTTCGATGGATGGATGAAGCCTTAGATAAAGACCAGCGAACCCCATCATTAGATAATTATTGGTTGGTCCAAAAGGCAGCCAAAAAATTCAACGCAGGAAGGAAGTTAGACCTCTATGAAACAGGTGATTCTAAACAAATTATTGAGTATCTTATTCACCATGCTACTCCCCCCAAGGCAGCACCCAAGGTTGATACCGCTAAAGAGTTAAACGAAGAATATGCCAAGTTATATGCTGAAGTCGCTTCAGATTACAAAGCATTTGAGGCTAATTTACCAGAGATAAAAGCCCCCAAGGCAGCACTGAAGGATTTTGACCTCAGAAAGCAACATGAGAAAGCGGTTGAAAGGCGAACGGCAGCAAACCAAGTAAGACAAAGTTTGATGTATGCTGGCAAGCAAGTCTTAAAAAAAGATGAAGAACTCAAAGAGTTGATAGACCAAAGGCTGATAAGAGACAAGATCCTTAGACCGGGAAGAGAACTAACAGCAGCGAAGAATAAATACGAGCGACTGATACAAGCCCAACCAGATGATGCTCGTATCCAACGATTAAATTGGTTGAAAGATAATAAAGACTTCCCACCCAAGGCAGCACCCAAGGCACCCAAGGTTGATACCACCAAGGCATTGAAAGCGTTTGATGATGAGACTGCCAAAATGGTAGATGAAGCAACTGCTGCGGGGAAAGGGGAAGCAGAAGAGATTGCCAAAGCAAAACTGCTAGAACATCAAACCGAAACCAAATCCATGGTAGAGGCAGCTAAACAATCAATCGCTCAACATGAACAACGGATTGAAAAGGCAAATGCAGCGTTGGAAAAAAAGCTGCTTGAATTTGATGAAGAGACAAAAGCAGGGGTAGCTGAAAAAAAAGCTGAGCTTTCAAAACCAATTTTGAAAGAGGCCAAAAAAGACAAGAAAGCAGCCAAACATGAGACCACATTGGCAAAAAGACAGAAGAAGAGAGAATTCAAGAAGGCAAGACAGAAATTCTGGGAGGAGCCCCTTGCCAACTTAAAGAAGTTGCAGGAAGTCGCCAACAAGCAATTGGAAAAAATAAAAGCTGGTAAGTTTGACAAGGGCACGGTTGCTAAACTTGAAACAATCGATAAGAGAATCGCCAATATCATAACCGAACAGCAGAAAAAACAGCAAGCCTTGGAGTTGGTAACACCCAAGATGGTGGCAGAGAGAATCACTACCAATCACAAGGGTGAGGCTTATGTCAGAGACCTGATGGAATGGGAGAAGGACCTGTGGGTTGATGCTCGACAACTGATGGATAGCACCTCGGTGTCTACAGAAGAGTTTCTACAAGCCATCATGAAAACCTTGGAAGGAACGAAGAAATATTTGGGTGACCCCAAGTCGGTTGAGGAGAGAGCAAACACCTTCAAAATTCTTCAGGAAAAGTTTGTGGGTCAACCAGTGGGGAGAGCAAAACTACCGAAGGGGCGTCGTAAAGAAGACGAAATAAAATTCCAAGAAGAAAGAAGGGAGGTAGCTCGATTACGAAAAGAGGGACCCCCAGAAGAATATCAAGCGGCAGCTAAGGCTCTGGACGAAAAGCAAATAGCTCGAATGGAAGGGATGTCTCAGCTCCCCACGGTGGTTGGTGAACGATACACTGCTGAAATATCAGAAGACATCAAACCATTGGTAGAAATGTTGAGTGAGAAATACGCAGCCTATGAAGAAGCCTATAAACAACATGGCTTCACCTTTATGCGTTCCCCCCATGAACGACGGATGTTGTGGGGTGTTGAGGGATATGTACCTCACATGAGGTTTGATGCGGCTTTGCCCATTCAGGATGAAGCACAGATTCTTAAATCCTTGGAGCGAGGAGCCATTGATCGACAACTCAGCATCGATATGGATCAAGAGAAGATGCGAAAGTTGTCTGGTACAATCGAAGAGATCAATGCTCTCCCCAGGGGTGGTAGCCAAGATTCAAACTGGAAGTTTGCTGTCAGTCCTCAATTGCTGATGGCTCAGTTCTTCAACTCCTCAAAAGCTCTCTCATCGGTAGACTTCCTGTGGTCTCTCAACCAAGGGGGGGTCATCCGAACCTTCACGACTTTAGAAGAGGCAACAAAAGCTGGCTATGTGCCTCTGTATAACCGAGGAGAGAGACAAAAAGAGTTTGAGATCATGATGTCTGGAACCCTTGGAGAGATGCAGTTCATCGATGCACAGGGGAGGAAGATTGAGGATGCCTATAAAATCTTGCTTGAAGCCCAAGAGGAAGGAGCAAAGGTTGAATCGATTAATCCATTGATGTCATGGGTGAGAGACATCAAGCAAGTCAATGAAACCCAAACCGTAGAACAAGCGGTGATGGGTATACGGATGCACCAGTATCGATACACCAAAGCACAAAAAGACCCGGTGGTTCCACTTGTGGGCAATGAAGCGTTCAATGTAAAAACCAGACTTGAAGAGATTGTGGAAGATAGAATGACCAAGGTGGTTGCCAAGATTGATAATGACATCAAGGTTGCCTACCAAGAACTGGCAGTTATTCAGGGAAAGAAGACAGCATCTCTCCAAGGTTTTCAGAAGGATATTGCAGACCTCGAAGCTAAAATAAACGAGTTAAAAAAGACCATCGCTAAGAAACAAGCTGAGAATAAAGGCACAAAGAATTTAGAGAAACAGATTCAGGCAAGTCAAAAAAAGATAGCCACTCTTCAAAAGCGAGGGAAGCCTGACCACAAGGATAAGTTTCTCCCTCAGATAGTTGGGAAGCAGAAGCAGATAGACAAACTCACGGAAATGAAGAACCCCGACAGTGAAGCCTATGGAATCCTAAAGGCAAAGGAAAAGAAGAACGCTTGGGACGACTTGACGGAGGAGATAAACTCCCACGTAGCTGCCATCAATTCTCATCGAAAGAGACACCCAGAACTTGCTGATGAAAGACTACCCAATATCAGCAAAGACAGTCTGCAAATGTTCTTTGAACCGAACAAAAGTGGTCCATTGTATCGACAATACATACCAGAAGGGGTTGAGGAGAGCATGAGAATAATGCTGACCCCCAAGGACATGCCGGGGTGGGCGCAAAAACTTCATCAGTGGAACAACTGGTGGAAGACTCGTGTGACCGTCATGGCTACAGCTTTCACAGTGCGAAACATGATTGGTAACACATATCAAAATGCACTTGATGTTGGCTGGGGTGGTGCATTAAATCCATTCACCTGCTTGAAGTCTTTGCATATCTCTAACCTAGCTGATCACTTTGCCCGTCATGGCAGCTTGAGAAACGCTCACGAATACTACAAAGCCCCCAGACGAGCAGGGGAAAAGGCTTTGGAATATGTCAACCGAAAGCGGCAAGGGATTATCTTCTCAAATATCTATGACCCGAAGAAGTTGAACACCATTGACCTTGGTGATGGCATACTGCGCGATATGGACGAAGCTCTGGGTATGCTTCATGACCGAGGTGTTATCTCAGGCTCCAGTACATTCCATGCTGACCTCGATATGATTGAGTCTGATTTCATGGAGATGGCTCATGCCCTTGGAACCGCAGAAGCAAAAGGAGGGGGTGCGCGGTTTAAAAGAGTTTTCTCTCACGTCGAAGATGCTGTCATTACTTCGCTTGGTCCCTTGTCGGGCTTTGCCAGTGGATCATTCTTTGCTTTCACAGCTATGCCAAAGAAATGGGGTCAAACCTTCTCCAGACGTGCAGAGAACCAAGGCAGGATGATCAACTTCATCGCCAACATGAAGCGAGGAGGAACGGTTGAAGAGGCCACAGCGCATACAAACAAGTTCCTGATGAACTACAGTGACCTGACTCCTGCACAAAGGGACTGGATGAGGCTGGCCATTCCGTTCTTCACATGGAACCATAAGAACTTCATTCTACATTTAGACATGATGCAGAAGAACCCCCAGTTCTTTGCTCAGTTCTATCGAACCGCATATGAGTTTCTTCCCAGGATGTTCCAATCGATACGAGATGAGGAAAAGCAGAGACCCACCGACCCTGTGATTGCAGCTAGGAAAAGAGCAGAAGACCTAAAGTATCAGCCAGAGTACAATCTATATAAAATCAGGCTGGATGTTCAACCAGACAACAATATCATCATTGAGGGTTTTGGATTGCCCATTGAGTCTTTTGCTCAACAGGTGGCTTCCCTTGGTGGTATTGTTACCGAGATTGTCAACTTTGCTGGCTTCGACACGCCCAAGTCTCATTTAAGCAGTTTGCAAGAGAATCCGGCAACATTCCATTATGCTGCGGCTCAATCTCACTTTGCTTTACGGGCTCTCTTAGAGTGGGGTGTTCTCAAAGAGTACATGTTCTATCAGCGTCCCTTTGACGACCCTCGGTCGCACCAAGTTCAGGACATAGCCGCCACGGTTGTTCATCTAAAGAATAGCAACTTCCTGCCATTTGTTTACATGGCCAATGCTATAGAAGAGGCCATCCCGATGCACAGTGTTGTAGATCCTCGCAGCGGCAAACTCGTCCATTATTTGAGTGACACCAAGCTCATGGCAAGGAAATATGCTTATGATGTATCACCATGGACCAGATATATTGCAGGTGCAGCAAAAGTTAGTGATGAATTCCACACGGCCAATTTAACGGAAAGAGCGATGGCAAGGGGTGGAGAGAAGGTAATCAGCAGAACACCATTGACATGGCGCTTGATAAATGCAATGAGTGGTATAAAAATTAAACAGGATCTTCCAGATCAAGTGGCAGAGGAAATACATCGGAAGAAAATTAAAAAACTCATGATGAAAGAAGCGGATCTGAAGGGATTCACAACCGGGGGGCAGATATTGAGACCCCCAAGAGGAGAATAACATGGCATACAGTTACACAGTTACCAAAAATAAGGCTTCAGCAGATGGAGAGTTGCATATAATTGTGGTGGAGTCTGGTAATGCGACCACAGATTTGTTTGAGATTGAAGTTCCAACTGCTGGGAGAATTATCAGATGGAAATGTATCAACAATAAATCTCCCAGCACAAACATGCAGCCCCTACTGGCTGAAGAGAGTACCGGAGCGGCTTGGAGTGCAAGCAATTTGCCTTCGGACACCAGTCTAGAATCAGTGTTTATGTTTTCCTCGGCAGCGGTGACGTGTGACGAACAACCCAATGTGAGCCCCGTCTATTACACGTCAAGTGGGAAACTGTATGGGAAAAGTGGATTGGCGATAACAACCTCTGAAAGTGTTACACACCACATTTTTTTACGTCCTACGTGGGAGCGTTGATGCCATCTCGCCCCACTATTTCTTCAACCAATTTCACTGTGTCTGGACTACAAATGTCCGATCAAGAATACAGTGCCACAGATATTGCCAAATTTGTAGTCCGACAGCAAAATAACAACACGGCTACATTGGCATTGGTTGGAGGAATAACATTGCAATCAGGCGAGCCTTTTATCAAGGGGACCTGTGTGAGAATGAATGTCAATGGCAAAATTTATAAGAGTGCCAACGATGCCCCAACCGAGGCGTTGTGTATTGGCGTATCAAATGAAGAATGTAGCAGTGCCAATCAAAGTGTGCTCATTGCAGTAATGCAAGGAAGCGTTTTAGATTTTAAATTTAGTACCCCGCCCAATGATAACAGTTGTGGAAAAAAAGTCTATTTGGACACCAACACAAATGATGGACTTTGCACAATGGTTGCGCCCACATTAGCAGGCACAGAAGTTGTGCAAGTTGGGATTCTCATTGAAGATGGTGATGGGAGCAATACATTAAGAAAATGCCTGCTACAGATACAACACATTTCAACCAATCGTTAATTTTTTCACCCTACTAATTGAGGTTTTTTATGACTATTTATAAGGTAACTGGATTTGACAGTACCAACATTAGAACTATTATCCCCGGAGCTTCCGATACTTTAAGTGTTCCAGGAGATTTGACAGTCGATGGGAACATGACTGTTTTGGGAACAACAACTACCATTAATAGTGAGGTCCTTACAGCAGACCGATTCATGCTAATGAATTCAAATTATGCTGATGATACCGCCAAAGATGGTGGTATTTGTTGGGTAGTTGATCCGACCACTGCTTCTTATTCAGTGGACAATTCAGCTACAACAGCCACAACAATTGTGATCCCTGCTGACGTGACCGGTTCTTTGAGTGCAAATGATTTTATCTTGGTCACCTCGGCAACGGATTCCAGCAACAATGGGTTGTATGAAATTCATTCAGTCTCCTATTCTTCTGGCACAAGTAAATCTACCATCACGATTAAAGATGCCAGCACCAATACTCCAACTTCTTCCATCGAAGGATTGGTATTGACATCATTGACTGTAAACAGTGACGACGACACAATTACTGTCACAAAAGTCAAGGTAGGTATCCTAAAAACAGATGCCGCTACCAACAAAATGTTGGTAGCATTTGGCGACGATGCGGCAGCGCTGTCATTTGGACAAATGTTGACCTCAGCAGATAGCATCACAGCCAACTCAATGGCATCTGATGATCTCACTATTGGTGATAGTGCTGTCAACCTCACAACTTCTGTGGGTGCTATCACAATTGATTCCAATGCAGCAACTGTATCAATCGATGGTCACACGGGAGTCTCTATCAGCGCCTCTAATCAAGGTGATGTAGAATTAATCAGTACAAACTTTGTAAAAATTGCGAATCATAATGGGTCAAGCCAAGGTTTGAAGCTTGGTAATGCTTTGGTGACCGCCACTGCAGCAGAACTGAATCTGTTGGACGGCGTTACTTCTACAACTGCAGAACTCAATATTCTTGATGGCGTGACTGCCACTGCAGCAGAGCTCAATATTCTCGATGGAGTTACTTCTACTGCAGCAGAGTTGAATATTCTTGATGGTGTAACAGCTTCAACTGCAGAACTGAACAAACTTGACGGCGTGACCGCCTCAACTGCAGAACTCAATCTCTTAGATGGTGTAACAGCTTCAACTGATGAACTGAATCTCTTAGATGGAGTTACTTCTACAACTGCTGAGTTGAACATTCTTGACGGTGTAACAGCCACTGCTGCTGAGCTCAATATTCTTGACGGCGTAACAGCCACTGCTGCTGAGTTGAATATTCTCGATGGCGTGACCTCTACTGCTGCTGAACTCAATATTCTCGATGGCGTGACCTCCACTGCTGCTGAGTTGAACAAACTTGATGGCGTTGATACTACTACCTCTGAATTGAATTTGCTCAACACCAGTAGTGCTGGCGCAATTAACAATTCCAAAGCAGTGATTTATGGATCAGCAGGTCAAGTCAATGCGACAAGTCTGCAATTGTCGGGAGTGAATCTTACTGCTAGTGCTGCCGAATTTAACAAACTTACTGGACTAACAGCTTCAACTTCTGAGCTCAATATTCTTGATGGCGTGACCTCCACTGCAGCAGAGTTGAATATTCTTGATGGCGTGACCTCTACTGCTGCTGAGATCAACAAACTTGATGGACTAACTGCCTCAACTGCAGAGCTGAATTATGTTGATGTAACCACGCCTGGGCAAGCTGAAAACTCAAAAGCCTTGGTTGTGGATGGGAATAAGGATTTGTCTGGATTGAGAAATCTTGAAACAGACAAAATTCATCGTGCGGGGGATTCATTAGTAGTCGAAGGAGAGAACGGGCTTGTTTTCAAAGAAAACAATGCTGCTGTTATCTCTATCACTGACTCTCGAAGTGTAGATATTGAAGCCAATGCCTCGAAATTTCAAGCCAATCCCGGTGGGGCAATCCAATTGGCTGCAAATGGTTATGCTGCTGGGATTTATGCTGGCCTAAAAATGACGTCTGGGGAGGCTTATGACTCTGGTTGTTGTTTACGCATTGATCAATCTAATGGCAAAACTTTCAAAGCATCTTCATCTTCTGTCTCTGACTCAATTGTTTTCGGCATAGCAGTAGAAGACGCGAGTGGTGCTGATCAATCTAAAAAAGTGGCGACAATGCAAGGTTCTGTGGTTGCATTTAAATTTGCAAACGCTGTTGCCAATGGTGTTGGTGTAGGTCAACCGATTTTTTTGGATAGCAGTTCAAATGATGGTATGTGTACATTGACTGCCCCCACCTCTGGCAGCATTGTTCAAGTGGGTATCCTTGCTCAGAATGGTGATGGATCTGCAACTGTTTTGACTGGCGTTATTCAAATTCGTAATATCCTTACATTTGCGTAA